GTTTATTATTGCACCTATGATGTTTTTATAAGTGTGGTGCAAATGTATGCAAATTCCCGGAATTTTATGATTATCGTGGTTAATATTTGTTGGGGGCTGGTCGGAATAGTAAACTTTAACATAGAGGATAGTAAAGTGTTATGAACAAAAAATCCTGTAAGTCATAAACTTACAGGATTTCTTTGGGTGACTGATGGGACTCGAACCCACGACATTCAGAACCACAATCTAAGGAATTGTATTGGTTATTATGGTGATAATCATATAATTAGCATTTGACTGTTTTTTGTGTAGGTAAACAATGGGTAAACAATTCGCAAATCAATGAATTTTGCTCATTCTTTAGGGGTGGAGTATTTCTTTGTATCTTCTATGGACATTTTCTTTTTGATAACTATGAATTGTTCGCGTGGAGAGGTAGGATTCATAGGAGGAAGCATCTGTATAAATTCCCATCCTTGTGTACTGAGATAGTTCATCGCATGCATGATATTGTAAAATGCAAGCTTTTTACCATTTGCATCAGTAATATCAGTATCATCGCTCTGTTCTCCCAATTGAATCTTGGCTACATATTTTGTAGCAGCAGGTTTCCAATGTAATTGTGTGTACACATAGCAGCTATCTTGTGCTTTTAGTGAAATACACGAAATAAGAAGCATTATAAAAAATATAACTTTCTTCATAATCTTATATATTTAGTTTGTTCTTTAATTCGTTGAATAAATCGGGATTGCCAAGTTCTCCCCAGTAGTATTTCTTGTAACTGTCCCGGTCAAAACTTTGTTTCTTCTCATAAACGATAAGGCAATGTTTGTCGCAGAGAACGATTACTGAAGATTCAAGTAAGCACGCGTATGAGCGAGCTTGCAAGAACGCTTCTTCTATCTCCTGGTTATTCTTCATGTAGAGTTTTGCCTCAATTAAAACCTTTGCTTTTTCTTCATCCGGCTTATTTTCATAATGCAGAGCGTAGTCGGGAAATATCCGGTGCCCACGTCCTGCATGTATTGGCAATTGGCGAATGAAGTCTTTATTCTCATACCATTCCATAGAGTTAAGCAAAGGTTCTAATAACTGTTGCTCTACGTCCCGTTCTATCTCTATACTTACATTCTTGGGTAGTGTAGGAGCATATAGCTTTGGTAGGGTATCTATATTAAATCCTTTTGCCTTTATCATTCGCAGGAGTTCTGAATAATCCTCGCTACTCATTGGCCATCCGTTTACTCCCTGAAACTTCTTTCTAATAAGGGGATGCTTTGAAAAGTATTCATCGGCTTGGAGTTCTTTCAGAGTGATGTGAGGAATATCTATTTTGCCACTTATATAAGTATTGCTGTAATAGTGGAAGAACGGGTCTATTACTCCATCTGTCTGAGCTATCCATAAGCAAGTTATTGCGCTAACCGGTGATGTTTCGTAGTGAATTAGAATATCGCCTTTCTTGGTTTCTTGGTTTGATTGCCAGAAACCAGTAGTCCAATATTCACCATATCCTTGTATCAATCCACCAATAAACCACGCCTGTGCAGGTTGTGGAATATTTCCTTTTTCTTCAGTACGCAGAAGGTTAGGAACATAATCATACATAAATGCACTGAACTCATCGGACGTTAAGTTGTTTTCTGTCCTGAATTGGTAGAATACTTTACACAACTCCCAATAATACATACATCTACCTTTATAGTCTGGTTTCTTTGGTATTGGTGGTAATTCTATGTCGAAGTAATCAGCCAACTTTTTAAGTTCATAAAACCGGTCTATGTACAGATACGGAAAGAAATATTCACTTAACAAGTAATTTAATTCCATTGATAAGAATGGGATATATTCGAGCATTCGGTCATAATCGCCAATCCTTAGAATTTCTTCATTTTCAATGCGCAAACCAGTGGATATGATTTCCTCATATATAACCCCAGCTTCACACAATGTAGGCAATTCCATATTTTCGTAATCCGACACCTTACAGCACCAGAAATCCTCTAATATATTGCAGATAAGTTCTTCATTAAAGCTTTCCTTTAGTCGAGGATTATACTTCTCAAAAAGATGTTCTTCTTCAATCCATTCTTTCCTATCTGAAAAGCTGGATATAGCTATTTTTCCTTTAGGAGAGTTCTTGTATAAGTCCCATGTGTATTGATTGAATTTCATAGTTTTGACGTTTATGCCAGAGAAATACTATTTCTTTTTATTACTCCTATGACTTTATATATTATTCTAATTGATGAAAGAGGAATTTCAAATGGAGGATAGAAATATTCACCTTCCATTGGACCATCTGTGTGTTTGATATGGTTATCCGACATGCAGATAAGTGCCGTTTTATCCTTACTGTAATAGAGTCTTTTTATGTACCTATTCGATTCTGTTTCCACGACATATACGCTTCCTGGTTCAATGAATGATTCGTTAAGCGGGCGTATTCCTATAAGGCTTCCCGGTGGGTATCCAGGTATCATACTATTTCCGTATACATACAAAGACGCCTCACTGTCCTTTAGAAGGTCACCAACATTTATCCAGCTTGACCGTGGACCATACATATCTATATTCGCTTTCCCTGCTGCTGCTTTCGCATTATATACTGGTACGAGTTTCCCCGTATGCGGTGAATTTATAACAATATCAATACCATGTGTAAAATCTTCATAATCTAGTCCCATCGTTCCTGCTATTTTTGCAGACTCTTCATCTGTTAGTGTTGTAAGTTGTTTTTTTAATAAGTCTTCTTCGATTTCTTTGTAGCTTAAATAGCTGTAGTAGTCTTTGAAAAAGTCCATGACAGTATAATCGTATTCAAACGGGGGAATAGCTTGAATAGGTGATTCGAATTTAGTATCATCCTTTAGCGTTTCACTATTTCCTGTAAGAAGCCATACTTCATCAAGCCCAAATGCTTTTTTAAGACCATCTTTTATCTTTTCGGAAATAGATGGATATTTATTACTCCTTTTATCTTTTTTGAATATTCGGTCGAGAACCTGTTGGGTTACTCCTATCATTTCCGCAAATGTAGCTACTGTCCCATCGGCTTTAGATTGCACTAAATCGTATATTCGTTTGTTGGGCAACGGAAGCTCGTCATAATTTGAAATAAATTTTCCCATATATTATTTATTAACAAACATTGTTTGTATGTGTGCGTCGGTAATCAAATTGCGGATGATGCCGACTAAATTGTTTCACTGTTCCTGCAAGGAACTATATAGGCGACTTAACTTCAAACCGCAACTTTGGAGCTGGTCGCATTATTTTTTCGATTAATCATTCTGAAAATAAAAACTCATCAATAATAAATATCCCTCTTTGGATATTAATAGAGATGCGATTTTTCTGATATAATTTCTATTAATCATCTTTTTTTTCTGAATATATATCCATCGCTTTATATAATATAGCTATAAATCGCCCTAATGGTTAAATAGTGTTATACAAACAAAGTTTGTTTTATTATTGCTTGTAAATACAAACATTGTTAGTATATTTGCATCATCAAACATTCAATGATACAAAGAAACGAAGAAAGTTTGAGTAACGCAATAGTATAAACATATTAAATCACACGGTTATGAGCACGAATTTTAAAAATCAAATGAAAGAGGTGATGTCACTTGCATGGTCTTTCGTGAAGAGAAATGGTTTTTCAATGAGTGAAGCACTGAAAGTTGCTTGGGCAAACTTAAAGCTGAAAGCTCAAATGAAAAGTAAGATTGTGAAGTTCTACTTTCAAAAAGTAGATGGTTCTGTACGTGAAGCCTATGGCACACTGAATGAAAAGCTGATGCCAACTATTACAGGTACTGATAAAAGAGCGAAGAATGACACTGTTCAAACTTACTATGATACCGAACGCCAAGAGTTCAGATGCTACAAAAAAGCTAACCTTTTAAAAATAGCTTGATATGAGACAGTATAGGGTATGTGACAGCATAGATGCTTATGAGTTTGAAAAGTCTTTAGATAAGGCTTGTACTGAGCTTGATAGAGTAGACGGTATGTCAGAAGCAGAAGCTTGCACATACTGTAATACTGATACCAAAGAAGAAGCCTTGCAGAGTATTCAAGAAGAGATTGAGTACATAGAGTTTCAACTTGACAGAATGGCGGTATGATAGAAATGATGATAACATTGGCAAGCCTGTACGCTGGGTATAGATTGTTCAGAAAGTCAGGTGAGAAATTCTTCTATGAGGATTGATTGCACGATTATGCAACGTACGACGGTTCGTGTAGACGTAGAGAATATTCTACATGGGCACTATTGATTAGTTCTTTGAAATATTGTAAAAGCCTTTGCGGTGTAATTCATAAGCCGTATGAGGTCAACCAAAGATAACGAAATATAGAAACTGCCATAGCAGAAGTGCGGCAACTGGCAGTCAGGCTATATAATTGAAACGAACTTACTTTCAGCACGTCGATTTGTCTTTAACGTGGTGAGTATGCTTGGTGTAAGGCACAAGTATCGCTGAAAGGTCAATATAAGCCCTTCACGTCTCGATACGTGGCAGAATCCGTAAAAGGTATCGGGGGCACAACACCGCAGAAAAGGTTAGTGCTAATACTGTACTAAAAGCCATGAGAGAAACGAAGTGCGCACCGTTTTCCTTTACCCTTGTACAGGCGGTAAACTTTTAATTTTAGATGATTATGAGAAAAAATATGTATGAACCACGTACACCATATATAGGTATGTATGTGAAATGTAAGCGTCCTGAGTGGGAAAATAAGATTGGAACAATATATGCCATCAATAGAGATGGGATAATGGTAAAATTCGGAAATAATGAGCCTGTAAAGCTATGCATTGATGAGTTAATAGGAATGACAATGTTATGAAAGTGATTCTGTTTTCTTTTTCATTGGTCATATTATTATGTATGACAGTGATACTATGTAATACTGTTATCAAAGATAGTCCCATGTATATGTCCGGTGTTATACTGACATCTATAATGTTTATCTTATCTATTATACCCACTGTTTTGACATATTTGGAGTTGAAAGAGGATTATTGACATAACTGTTTTTGTCGTGTTTTATTTTGTGTTTGTACTGCAGTGTGCGGTCTGTGAAGATAGTACACCTTTCTCATTTCGGATAAGTGGCGGAATTGGTAGACGCTAATCAAGATGTGAGTGCAAAATTCCAGGATAACCTATAATATCCAAAGAGGCAACCTGCGAGACATCTTAGGGGAAACTGACTTAAAATCAGAGAGCCGCAAAAACACCACCTTCCCGGTTCGAGTCCGGGCTTATCCACGAATCATTAATTTAAAATTAAATCTTATGGCAAAAGAATCAGAAGAAAGAAAAAAAGTCAAAGAGAAGCTGATAAAGAAAAATGATAAGCTACCTTTCTCTTTATCTCTTTATGTGAAAGTGTCCCGTATGGTTCAAGATTTGAATCGTTTGGCGAGAGCCAATCGGCTTGTAGAACCGGAAGATGTACTTTATTCTATTCAACAAGAAGGAGCTCCTAAAGGGAAGTTCTATGTAGTAAGGAACTACTAATTATCAACTCACACGATTATGGATAGAGTATTTACAGAGCTCACACCTGAATGCGAGATTACAGCACGAATGTACGCACAAGGGTATGAAAAGAAAGAAATTGCAAATCTCAAATGTCGAGCAGTTAGTACAATAAACAACCAATTGCAGAGGGCTTTTGATGTTTTGCAGGTGAGGAATGGTCGGGAATTGGCAACCATGCTTTATGAACGGATAGCCGGTGTGAAGTTCACAATGGATTTTTCACCTATCATTCGTACATCCGTTGCCTGTGGTTTATTATGTATCTTTTCTTTGTCGCTTTACCACGAACAGAGCGATATGAGAAGGGCACGAAGGACGAAAATTGAAACATTTGAAAGAGTAAGGAGGGTGGAATGAATATAGAAGAACTTCAATCTATAATGATTGACAGTTATCAGGTTGGATATATGGAGGCTGTCAAGGCTTATGAGCCATCGCAAGATTTTATCCGGTTGAGTGAGGTGAAAAAATGGCTAAAGATGATGAAGATTGACCTTAAACGGTTTAATGTTCTCGTACATAAGGAAATTATCAAGCCTGTTCGCAAAGGGGATAGTAAGAACTCTCCTCTTTACTATTCCAAAAAAGAAATTAAACAAGCCCTTTCAATGGCGAATGTTAGCGGACTTCTGGCGAAAGAAACAATAAAATTAACCCTTTAAAAATTACGATTATGAGTCTTATTAAAAAATCAAATGAATTAGTAATCCCTACCACCGTAAAAATGATGATTTACGGCCAAGCTGGTATGGGAAAGAGTACGGTAGCATTGAGTGCTCCGAAACCGTTGTTGTTGGACTTTGATAATGGTGTTAAACGTATGAACATGGCGCATCTGGAAAACATAGATACTGTACAGGTCACTTCGTGGAATGATGTTCAACAAGTCTTGCAGGAGGATTTGTCAGCCTATCAGACAATCGTGGTGGATACCATTGGTAAGATGATGGATTTTATCATTACTTATAAATGTGGCAGCCGACAACCGTCTATCAGGGATTGGAGCGGTATCAATGCAGAGTTTTCGTGGATGACAAGAACGCTCTCAAGCTTGAACAAGCATATCATTTTCGTAGCCCATCGGGACACACGGAAAGAAGGTGATGATACCGTGTTTATCCCTGCCTTGCGTGAAAAATCCTACAACTCCATTGTTACCGAACTGGATTTGCTCGGTTATCTTGAAATGAAAAGCGAAAGAGGGGTGCAGAGACGTACTATAACTTTTGACCCGACTTCAAGAAATGACGGTAAGAATACCTGCAATCTTCCTTCAGTGATGGAAGTGCCGACTATCCTTGATAGGAACGGTAATCCAACAGCCAAGAACGACTTTATCACTACCAAGATAATCAATTCGTATTTAGGTATGCTTGCGGCAAAGAAAGCAGCACAGGAAAAGTATGATAAGGTGATAGAGGAAATCAAAGAAAGTATCGAGTTTATAACTGATGCCAAGTCCGCTAATGAGTTCGCCTCTCATATTAATGAGTTTGAACACGTTGGTAGTTCTTTGATGAAAGCGAGAAGCTTGTTCGCCGCCAAAGTGAACTCTTTGGGGTTAGTATTTGATAAAGAAACAAAAACTTATTCAGATGCAGCCTAACTATCGTATATATGCAACATTGTTGGATTCTTATTTCAATTACCTTAATAGCGATGTCATATATGAGCGTTATTATGGGTGGAGTGAGAATCCACCATGTACAGAAGAAGAGTTCCGGCAGAAGCAGTTTCAAGAACTGATAGACCGTATTAACCGCAAGCCATTCGACAGCGAAGCGGCAGACCGTGGCACGGCTTTCAATGAAATCATTGATTGTATGATTGAGAACCGTAAATCTTCTATGATGGAAATCAGCAAGGCATATCACTATGATGGAACACTTTACGGGATAAAAGTCGTTTACAATAATCGCGCATTCACTTTTCACATTGACCTTTGTCGTGAGTTTGCCAATTACTACAAAGGCGCATTGACCCAACAACGAGTAGAAGCCATTCTGCCCACCGCATACGGCAATGTTTTGGTTTATGGAGTAATTGACGAACTGATGCCAGCCAGCATTCACGACATCAAGACAACTGGCAGTTATACCGTAGGGAAATTCAAAGACCACCATCAACATTTGGTTTATCCATACGCTCTTATGCAGAACGGTTCGGATGTGCGGACGTTTGAATACAACATTGTAGAGTTCAACAAAGGCAGTTATGTGGTAGATACTTATACAGAAACATACGTTTTCAACCCAGAGCGTGATATACCGATCCTCACAGAACATTGCGAGGAGTTTATCCGGTTCTTGGAAGAAAACAGAGAAATTATCAACGATAAAAAGATATTTGGAGGAGAAAATTAATGGCAAACCAAATAACCGGACGGATAATCGAAATCGGACAAACCGTTCAAATACCATCTAAAAGTGGTGGTTCCCCATTTACTAAACGGGAATTTATTTTAGATGCTACCACTTATGACCCTTATACGGGTGAGCGTAGCGAGTATGAAAATGTTATTCCCTTAGAGTTTTCGGGTGATAAATGTGCAGAACTTGATCGTTATAAAAATGGTGATGTTGTTACTGTCTCATTTGTCTTACAGGGGCGTTCATGGACGAATCAGGATGGGGAACTTAAACGTATGGCGTCTATTCGATGCTACAAAATAGAAGCGCGTGGCGTTGTATCGCAATCTCCACAGGCTGTACCGGCACAGCACCCAATTCAACAACCTACACCGCAGCCGACTTATCAGCAACAGCCGCAGAACTTTCCGCCTCCGATTGATGCTAATGGCAATGTAAAGGACGATTTGCCTTTTTAGCGTATGCTGTTCGACTTGAAGAATGAATACCAAGTACCCAAGTTCAAGGAGTATGTAAACAAGCTGTTTAGTGAACGTGCGGTGGTGGAAGTGAAAAAGAAACTACCTAATCGCACGCTGGCACAAAACAGTTATTTGCATCTTCTTTTAGGGTATTTTGGTAGTGAATACGGTTGCAGCCTTGATGAAGCTAAAATAGACTTCTATAAGAGGACTTGCAACCGTGATTTGTTTGAGAGAAAGACGGTCAACAAGAAAGGCAATGAAGTAACCTATTTGCGCAGTTCTGCCGAACTGACAACAGGTGAAATGACTCTAAGTATTGACCGCTTCCGTAATTGGAGTGCATCAGTGGCAGGAATTTATTTGCCGGCTGCAAATGAACATCAAATGCTGATATACGCCCAACAGGAAGTACAAAGAAATCAAGAATTTATTTAGTTATGATAGAAACAAGAAAAACAGAAATCCGGTATGTGACATCTGACCCGAAGAAGATGCTCAACATGTACCTTGCAAAACGTGTCCTCAAAACATGGGAGGAATCTTTCATTGATGAAGATACCGGTGAAACAGTAACCATTGAACGAAATGAAATTCTTTTCGACCGTGGTACGCTAATAGACCAAGACACTTTGGCGAAAATTCGTTTCAGTATGGAGGCCGACGGTATCAAGGAAGTGGAAGTCAGCAACCAGAACCGCTTGGCGTTCGAGAATGAAAACAAGTTCTTATATCCCTATCTTGCACAAGCACAAATAAGTGACAAGAAGTATAAGTTCTTGCTGTATGCCACTGGGCTAGAGAATGCTTGCCTTATCTTGAAAGACTACATCGAACTCAATTACCAGTTCGGATTCACCCTGACAATGATAAAGGAGTTCGATTCTTGCGTGATTCTTACTGACAACTTGAAAGAACGCAAGGTTGATGATGCTTCGCTTGCCTATCTCAAAAATGAAATCACTATGGCAGAATACATTAATAAGATGGACGATGAGACGGAAGATAGCGACGAAGAATCTAAACCGAATGAAAAGAAATTCTACCAGATTGAGACGAAAATCACATTCACGGATGGGGAGAATGAAGACGAAAGGGTTCAGACTTTTGTCGTGAACACCTTCAATGTTGACAGAGCGATGATGCTTATTACCCACTATCTCAAAAACAAAGAGGAAGAATGTGAGAAACAAGCCAAAGAAAAGGGACATGAGTTCAGAAAGAGAGAAATTCACACGGCTATTGAATCTGCTAAACCTATCCCAGTCGGGCGGTTTATTCCGAAAGAGTTCTCAATGGCTTATATGGAATAACTTTGTTAACCTGCCTGCTCCGTCTGTGAAGATATAGCGGGCAAACATGGCGGAGGTATTCTCAGTGGTAAAGAGAGCCTAAAGAAAGCGTACGAAGTGCTTTAGGTATTACAAGTTGTAATTACTTGGGTTCGACTCCCAAACTGCCGCACAAACTTGTGTTGGAAAGGGGATATGAAAGTATTCAGTTGCAAATGGATATTTCCGTAATGCGCATACGGATAGTATCCCCGAATGGAATAATGTGAGCCACACATAAATGGCAAGGGTTAGTGAATAATGTTTGTGCCCCGGAGAATACGCTTCGGGGCTTTTAATTGGAAAACTATGAATGAAATATTAACTGGAAAGATTTGCCCTTATTGCGGTAAGCCTACTGAATACGTGGATAGCTTCATAATCTACGGACGTTCCTACGGTATGATTTATTTGTGTCGTGATTGCAGGGCTTATGTAGGCGTTCACAAAGGTACAGACCAAGCATTAGGACGTTTGGCAAATGTTGAGCTAAGAGAAGCCAAGAAGGAAGCCCACTTCTACTTTGACCAAATAGCTAAGACCAATCTTATCAATAAAATTTGGAAGAAACATATTCCCAACACTTCAAATAGAAATAAAGCTTATTTGTGGTTATCCATTCAATTAGGAATACCACATGAAGTTTGCCATATAGGAATGTTTGATGTGGAGGATTGTAAACGAGTTGTTGAATTGTGTAAACCAATAGTAGAATGCCGTACTACATAAAACGAACAAAGGCTAAGAAGAAAGACAAACCTCTACCTTTGTTTGATAAAGCAGGGGTAACAGTAAAGAAGAAGCCGGATTTGAAAGCTAAGCTCGATAAAGAGTTTTCCCTTTTCATCCGGCTTCGTGATTGTATGCCAAACGGTTTCTTCCGATGTATATCATGTGGACAGATAAAACCGTTCGGGCAAGCCGACTGTGGTCACTATTTCAGCCGCACACATCTGGCGACACGGTTTGATGAAAACAACTGCCATGCTGAATGCCGACACTGCAACAGATTTAAAGCCGACCATTTGGAAGGCTATCGGGTGAATCTAATTGCTAAAATCGGTCAACAGAAGTTTGATTTGCTGAAAGTGAAAGCTGCCAGTACTTCTAAAATGTCTGATTTTGAGTATGAACAGCTAATCAAGTATTACAAGGCACTTAATAAGAAATTACGAAAGGAGAAAGGGCTATGAGTTATGTATTACGAGATTACCAACAGAAAGCCTCTGATGCAGCCGTTTCTTTCTTCAATAACAAGGCGAAGAAAACAAATGCTATTATGGTGTTACCTACGGGCAGCGGAAAGTCGCTTATCATAGCGGATATAGCTGCAAGGCTTGACGGTCACACCTTGGTGTTCCAGCCCTCGAAGGAAATACTCGAACAGAATTTCAAGAAACTCTGTTCATACGGTATTCTTGATTGCAGCATCTATTCTGCTTCTTTCAACTCAAAGGAGATAAGCCGGATAACATTCGCCACCATCGGATCGGTAAAGAGCTATCCCGAACTGTTCATCCACTTCAAGAACATCATTGTTGATGAATGCCACCTTGTAAACCCCAAAGAGGGAATGTACAAGGATTTCTTTGATGCGGTAAAGTGTAAGGTTCTTGGATTAACAGCAACGCCATACCGTTTAAGCTCCAGCCGTGATTTCGGCTCCATGCTGAAATTCATTACAAGAACCAAGCCTCATGTCTTTTCAGAGGTCATTTACCATGTTCAGGTATCGACACTGCTCGACATGGGTTATCTGGCAAAGCTGAACTACTATCCCATGAACCCAGCCGGCTGGAACGAACTCAACCTGAAGGTCAACACCACCGGTGCCGACTACACCGACAAATCCGTACAACGGGAATACGAGCGGATAGACTTCTACGGCTACCTTGTCCACATCGTCCAAAGACTGATGAGTCCCAAAGCTGGAGGTAAACGGAAAGGTATTTTAGTCTTTACTCGGTTCTTAAAAGAAGCTGAACGACTAACGATGTCAATACCTAGTTGTGCTATTGTATCCGGTGATACTCCAAAAGCCACTCGCGAAATGATTCTCAAACATTTCAAAACCGGTGAAATTCCGGTCGTTGCCAATGTCGGAGTATTAACTACTGGATTTGATTACCCGGAACTTGATACTGTTGTGATGGCACGTCCTACGATGTCACTCGCCATGTGGTATCAGATAGTCGGTCGAGCTATCCGTCCGCATCCTTCAAAGGAAGCAGGATGGATCGTTGACCTCTGCGGGAACATAAAGCGTTTCGGGGAGGTATCGGACTTGAGGTTGTTTGACAGTGGTAACGGTAAATGGGCCGTTTTCTCCAAAGGTAAGCAATTAACTAACATAAGATTTTAATATGGTATTAAAGAGGAATAAGCATGGCACGAATAAGAACAATTAAACCGGAATTCTGGGAAGATGAGAAGATTGGTAAATTACCAATCCCGTGCCGCCTTTTCTTTATTGGTTGTTGGAACTTCGCTGATGATTTCGGAGTTATCAAAGGTAATGCTGCATTACTCAAATCTCAAATATTTCCTTACGATGAAAACTTACGAGTATCTGAAATAAAAAAGTGGATAGATTCCTTAGTGGATGCCCGGATGTTAGTACCTATTATTCATGCAGAAGAAAGCTACTACTTTATCCGCACGTTCCGTAGTCATCAAGTCCTTGATAAGAGATACGATAAGTCTTATATCGGTAAGGGTATAGTAAAAGAGTTGATTAGTAGGGCTTTAAATGATAACGATGTGAACACTACGTCAACACCACGTGATAACGATGTGAACACTACGGAGGAAAAGGAAGAGGAAAAGGAAGATAAGAAAGAATCTCCTAACGGAGATAAGAAAGAAGCTGTGGCTTCTTCACCCGCTTCTTCAAATCCTGATTTTCTAAAATTCAATGATTGGTTGAAACGTAAAGCCCCTTTTTGTAGTAACCCTAAAAATTTCTCTTCTCAAATTACAGAAGCTGAGTTTCTAAAACTCAAAGAGAAATATACTGGTAAGCAGATAGCGGACATCATTGAACAGATAGAGAATCGAAAGGATTTACGTAAACGATATACTAACCTTTACAGGACGGTATTAAACTGGGCAAAAAAGGAATATGGAAGTTAACATTCAACTACGCGATGAAGATGTCGAGAGAATAGTTCTAGGCACTATTCTTCTTCAACGCAATGCGTTTGAAGAAGTGAGAGAGTTACTATCGGAAGAATCTTTCTACAATCCTTTCCATCAGGAGATATACAAGGCTATTCTTCAAGTGGTGTCATCTGGGAACAGACCTGATATGATAACGGTCAAAGGAAAACTTGTTGCCAATGGTGTGAAGTTTGAACTGGTGGAGTATATGAAAATTGCTTCTAACAGTACTTTTGACTTGTATCAGTATGCAGCAAGACTTCATGACTTGGCCATCAGGCGTAAGTTCTATGGAATAGGGCAATATCTTATCTCAAACTCTTATTCAGAATCAGAAGATATTCTTGATGTGACTAATTCGGTCAGTGATGAGCTTGCATCTCTCTTCAAGTCAAGTAGCACCACAGTATCAACCATTAATGATGGGCTAGAGAATGTTTACAGCATGATAAATGAGAATCTTTCAGGAGCTAAAGATATCACTGGTACTCCTACTGGCTTTGAGAAAATAGATTCCAAATCGGGAGGATTACAAAAATCTGACTTGATAATCATTGCCGGTGAGACTTCGCAGGGCAAGACTTCTTTAGCTGTTTCTATCATGAGGAATGCAGCAGATTTTGGTGCCAAGATTGCCATGTATTCTATGGAAATGAAGAAAGAGCAGATAACAGCTCGCATTCTTTCTATGGAGAGCGGTGTTCCTGCCAATCAGATTATGTACTCACGCTTGACAGGTTCACAGCTACAGGCGGTTGACAAAGGTATTGGCAAGGTGTCAGGTAAGGGTATTTACTTTGATGACCGAAGTACTTCCAATATTGACACTATCATTTCGTCCATTCGCTATATGAAGTTGAAATATGGTATTGATGGTGCTATAGTTGACTACTTGCAGATTCTCAATGTGAACATGAAGGGAGCAAATAAGGAACAGCAAATGGGTGATGTGGCAAGGCGGTTGAAGAACCTCGCCAAGGAACTTGATATTTGGATTATAGCCCTTTCCCAGTTGAATAGAGACACCATGAATCCGGTTCCTACATTGGCCCGGCTCCGTGACAGTGGACAAATTGCAGAAGCTGCCGATGTAGTCATTCTTATTTATCGTCCCGAAGTAACTAAGAAATCCTATCCAAGCGATTTCTCAAATGTAGAAACGAAAGGAACAGCAATGATTGATATTGCCAAAGGTCGAAATATTGGATTGCTACGGTTCATTTGTGGGTTCAATGCCGCTACGACTTGCTTTTATAACCTTGACTCCGTTCCATTATCAGGAACTAACATTGCTGATGTGGAGGACGATAATCCATTTTAAATGATGAGAGTTACCATTTATTGGGAAACAAGGCATCTTGACCCCAAAGACATCCCCAGAATCAAAAAGAGAATCAGGGATAAGTTTAATATCCCGGACTACACTACCGTGAATGGTGAGACTCTCTGTGACATCAAAGATGAAGATATGGAACTTCTTAGAGAAACTGAACGCAGGGGATATATACAAATAAGAAATAAATCAACAGTATAGAAATGAAGTTAAAAGACATAGTAAGCCTATTAGCTAACCGGATAAACCAACCACATGTGATTGAAGTTTATCTCCGAAAAGTATATGCGAAAGGTTTTGAAGAAGGAACCAAGCAATCCCCGTGGATAAGTATAGAAGAAGATCTTCCTCCTGTAGGATTGGATGTGATTCACACTGACATAAATACAAGGAAACGCTATTATGGGCAAGTGAATAAGGTTGGCACACTTGTATTAGGTTGGACACCTCACGGGGAAGTGACAGCTACTCACTATATGCTTATTCCTCCATTAACTTTCGATGAAATACTCGAAGCCAACAAAGATGATACTGGAACGTATCAAAGAAAAAGAAGATTAACTAAAAAGTAGAAAGGAATAAATATGGAAATAGTATTAAGAGACGGAACCACATTAGGTAGGCAATCATTCCGAATAAAATTGAAAGGACAAGAGTTTTTGATTCGTGAAGATGCGGACGGGCTATACATAAGTAAAGTGGAAAGTGATAAAGGTAAAGATGTTATTACCATCCAGCCAAAAGTTGCCAATTCAATAGTAATTGATTAATAACAGTACAGAAAGGAATGAAGTTACGAGCTACAGGCTACAAGCTACAAGTGCCTTTCGGAATATAGCGCAGCTACTTGTAGTTTGTAACCTGTAGCTCGTAACTGATTCATAACTAACTGGAAATGAGCTATAGTGATGTAACTGATAGTTTGGAAAACCAAGGATTTGATAAAACTTTCCTTGATTTATTTACGCATGCTGATTGCTATGCAAACGAAGTAAGTGAACTTGAAAGCCGATTAAAAACGGCTTTATGTAATCGAGGTGATGCAGCCGCTAATTTGGAACATCTTATTATCGCGATGAGTCGCCGGGACGAATATTCGGATATGATTGAGCGAAATGGACAAAATTTAATCTTCCGGGCTGTATATAGCGACCACCTGTATGTAATAGAAATCATTCCACAAGAAGATAATTCTACACTACGCCGATGGAATAGATATCCAGTAACAGTGATTTCAAATAAATAATCAAAACTAATCAAATATGAGCTATTATCCAGATAAAAATCAAATTCCAACAGGATTTGAAGAATGGTCTTTTACCAATATGCCCGAAGACGGTGAAATCGCAGAAGTATTGTCGTATGGTAAAATAGAAACTATGAGATTTGACAAACCTTATATGGCATTCAATCCTCCAGCTGTTACCCGTTTGGGTGGATGGTCTTTAGGTTGTAAACGCCAAGAAGGTATTACACATTTTAAAAGAATTAATTCTTAACAAACATCAGCTGGAGTAAGTGACTCACCCAATCAGCTGTTGAGCTAAATGAATTATCTCATTAGAATAAAAATATGAAACAGATTTTAGAAGAAGCAAAACGTGAATACATCGAGAAACATGTCTCTCGTAATGAATATGCTTCCTTCGGAGCAGCCTTCGAAGCTGGTGCTGAATGGCAAAAGAAACAATCTCCGTGGACGTTGGTAAAAGACAAATTGCCTGATGAGAGTGAACTTGTACTTTGCCGAATGGTATCCAATGAAGCCATTGTTAGTGGATTCATATTTATCTCTCCTGATGGATTGCCGTGTGTCGCAACCCTACCTAACTTTGAATTTGACGACTATAGTGGGTATGTGTGTGATATGTGGATGCCAATACCGAAGTTTAACTAATAAAACTAATCAATATGAAAATAGAGACTAAATTTAATATTGGTGACAAGGTCAAGTTCACTAAGAATGAAGGCCTGTTAGAGGCAGAAGTAATTGCCGTAGAGACTTTAAACAAGTCGGACGTATCGTTTATAACTTATGTTGTTATGACTAAAGAGGGAAGGTTCTTCCGAAGGTATGAATATGAATTGAATGATTTAACTTTATAATAATGAATAACGAATAAAATTAAGAAATGAACAGAATACAGAAATTAGAAGCTGAAATACAGAAGCTAAAGAAACAGGAAGCCGATAAGAAAAAGGCAAAATATCAATATCTCGTTGGAAAGTGTATTCATATGGCGCATACTTCTTACGAAAAAATCACAGCGATAGTTAGGGTAAATACTGATGAAATCGGTGATGAAGTGGTATTTGATTGTATACATGTATATTTTGACAACAGAGAAGATGTAAGTAATAGTGATTCAAGCATCCAACTTGCATCTTACGCAGGTGAATACGTGGAACGGATTGAGAAAAATATTATAAGTCAAGAAGTTTTTGACAAGGCTATGGATGATTGTTTTGCGCATATTAAAAGAATGTCTATTAACGTGTAACAGTATAGACATGAAGCAATCAATCGTAGAAGTAGCGTGTGATTACGCTACAGAAAAAACAAAGTTTAGAAAAGACGTTCTAAAAGAAGTAGATGCAGATAATTACGTTTCTCGTCACTCTGATTGTATGGAAGATTTTCAGTGTGGTGTACAATGGCAAGCAGAGCAATCACCATGGATTTCTGTAAAAGAACGATTGCCAGAGGAGAATACAAGTGTATTCTTCACTGTAGAATGGAAAGATCTCCATAAAGGGTACTTTGTTGGATTGTATTATGGAAATGGACAATGGGAATCCGATTATCGGGTATTCTTACCTGATTCATCTTTAGGTTGCATAACCCACTGGATGCCGATACCAAAGTTTAACTAATAACAAATTAACCCCGAATTAATAAACTCTTAACCAATATATTAAGTAACAAAGCTATTCTGACGCCATGATATGCATTTATCGGAACTGGCCAACCGATGTCCGAGTGGTACTGGATAGCTTTATCCAAAGTGAAATCGGAAATTCCGACTATTTAAAATAGTGATCCACCTTTAAAATAATACAGTCGCAACATTACATGCATTTTCCCAAGTCCCGACCGTCCAAGTACGCAAGGACTACATTAACCACTTCCGCCAAGCGAAACCACTTGAAGGAATCTACTTCACTGCCTTCGCCCGGGAAGTGCTTGAAAAGAGAAGCAGACGCAAGTCTGCACAATATCCCGCCGTTTATGATGCAATCATTAAGCACATAAACAACTTCTCGGAAGAATATGACTGTGACATCTTCACCAATTCGGTGACCGCTGAGTTCCTGGACGACTTCATAATCTACTTGGAGAACCAGAACTTGAGGCATAATACAATAGTAGGATATATCTTAAAAATTCAATCTATGGTACGAAGAGCTGGGCAATACAATTATGCGGTTGACTCGACTTATGACGAGATTGACATGCGATTGGAAGAGACGAATGCCGTTTTTCTTTCGATGAACGAAATCACACGCATCTATTACTACAGGTTCGAGAAACAAGACAAACGCCGGGCTAAAGAGCGCATCCGTGATTTGTTTGTGGTAGGATGCCTCACTGCTCTTCGTTATTCGGATTACTCCACGCTGACGAAGGATAACTATCAGGGCGATTATATTATCAAACGGACCAAGAAAACCAATGTAGACGTTAAAGTACCTGCACATGATTATGTGAAAGAAATCTTTGAGAAATATGGCGGTGATATTCCCGGTGGACTTTGCATCCAATACTTTAATAAGTATCTAAAGGTGATTATGAAGGAAATCGGACTGAATGATCTTGTGACTTACTCTTATACACAAGGTGGTAAATTAAAGACCGTCACTCGTGAGAAATGGGAATTGATCAGCAGTCATACTGCGAGGAGAAGCGCAGCTACTAATATGTATCTCACTGGTCGGATGAAGACCTTAGAGATAATGAAACTCACTGGGCATCGTTCAGAACAGAACTTTTTCCGGTACATTCGGCTTACAGGTGAAGATACAGCCCGATCCATTTCGGGGGATATGTTTTTTAGAAAATGATAAATCAATGAATGACAATTTATACAGCAAAGCCATAAAAGAAGCTTTGAAAGTTGAGTTCCTTGCAAACAGTGAGGAACTCTTTTCTTATGCAAGCGCTCTCTATTCTGCTATGATGTGGGGTAGGGGAGTGGATGAGGAGAATAGGAAGATCCGGAAATTGAACCGGTCTGTAAAATAAAGAAAGAGCCAGCCCACACACGACTATGAACCAGCTCCTCACACGATTATGATGCAAATATACTATTTACTTTTAAAATAATTGTGTTATGGAACTGGATTTTAACAAAATAATTCGTCTTAAAAAAATCAGAATTGAGAAATCAGAACTTTCAGAAGAAGAAAACACCTTAGCTTCACCGATTTTGAGAGATAAAAGCCTTATTAGGGATATCTATAAAATCTTCGTTGAGTTATTGAATAGCCGAAGTCTTCCCCCTTGTATTGATAGTGTAACACAACGAAAAAAGTTCATCTTCATCATCTTGTACCTGTTTTCTCCAAGTTCGCTTGCCGGTGGAAAAATGGCAGCAGGGTTACGTGAGGAGATGTCAAAGGTGCTTGGGGTTCAGTCCAAAAGTACAATTTCCGACAACTGTGCGGATGTCGTGTTTCTATATCAGAATTATGGGGATTTCAGTGGGGATATAGAGTATCTTTACACCGAAATCGTAAATCGGTTAAGAATCAAAGGGCTAATCAATTAGTTGTGACTTGCTTTCATTTTAGTAGATTTGTATGGTTGCAATAAAGCCGGAGTTTAGTGCTCCGGCTTATTTACATTATGGGTTTAACAATCTCTACTTTTAATCCCAGTGCATCAATAATACGAAAAAACAGACCAACTCCCGGTTCAATAACTCCTTTTTCAATTCTTGATATATAGGTCTTATTGGTTCCTACTTTTTCAGCTAACTCGGATTGTGTCATTTTTTCTTGTTTACGTGCATCACTAATCATCTGCCCCACGCAATAAGAGTATGCTTCTTTGCGAAACTCTTCTCTTTCCGGTGAGCCTACTTTGCCGTACAGTTTATCCAATACGGCATCCATACTTCCGATTTTAGGGTTTACTTGCATAATATTCATTTTTAAGTTTTAAAGCCTTTTCAATTTCACTATCGGGCGTTTTCTGTGTTTTCTTCTGAAAACCATTAAACAGCATTACGATATTGCCATCGTCAAAAATAAAGAAAGCACGATAAATATTCCCATTATGGCTTGCTCTCAACTCATATACACCGTCACGTATGAACTTAACGAAATTCTTGTTTAAACGTTCTTGCGTTTTGAGCATATCAAGTACATAAGATACTTTTTTTCTTGCTCCATCCTCTAATGACATGAAGAAGTCTATAAAGTAATTCTCATAATATAGTATCTCTCTTTCTTTTTTCATGATGCAAATATAATGAAAGTTTACATATATAACAACTTTAATCTGCTTTTTCTTTGATTTCCAGCACAATTTTCTCAAGCTCCTCTATTGTGCTGGCTTTATAGAAGTCTCCTTTGTGTTGAATAAGGGCGGTAAGGTTGCTATCTTCTCCTTTGCAAGTGGAAGATTTATTTGTTTCGTCTCGGAAAAAGTCAACTATATTGCAATCAATAGCGTCAGCTATCTCTTTCAACTTTTTGTAGGTGGGGTTTCCTTGTAAGGTAAGAGTAAGAGTAACTCTATTTACCCCCATCTTTTTTGCTACATCCTGAATAGTGTAGCCCTTTTCTTTAATGATGCCTTTTATATCCATTTCGAGCGTATATTATAATAAACGGAGCAAATGTAATATGATAAAATCAATAATACAATAAAAGTAGTTATTTATTGCATCAAAAAGATTGTAGTGTTAATAAATATGTAACTATATACCCTTACAATACTATTAGTGCTAATGTTTATTAAATGGCTACATTTTTATCTTTGTTCTATTTGTAGTGTAATCATAAACCCATACATTTGCATCATCAGAAACGAAGTAATAACAATTAAAAGATATACGATTATGAAGACAACGAGTAGCGATTACATTAAAGAGATTAAAGATGCAATGAAGCAGGTAAGAGAAGCCCTCAAACAGATTGAAGAAGCTGAAAAGGTTCAAGAACAGGCAAGAAACGTCAGAGACTATGACAAAGCTCGTGGTGATGCACAAAGTGGTGCGATTAGCATGATGCAAGCTCTCGAAGAGGCAGTAAGATTAGCTTCTGCAATAGGCTGCGGTAGTGGTGTGTATGACATTCATAAGTATCACAAGGTTGTAGAACTTGATTTCAGAGATTCGCACAAGTAAGTTTAACCAGCAGGGCGAAAGCCCTGCACAATATATACAATAATGAAAGCAATTCTAAAACAAATTGTAGGGATAGAGTTTTACAGAAATATCCCATTTGTAGACCAAATCAAGGGCACACCATTTCTTAAACATTTCTTTCATTTTCAAAAGTGCGATATGTCATTTCATACATCTTTTTGGGTTGAACTTCCCTTTATTGCAGCTAAAGTAAAAATCAAAAAATAATAATCCGGTAGCCTTCGGGCTACCACAATACACACGATTATGAAAGCGGATTTAGTTTTAGTTATCAGCCCCGAAGCCCCATTGATGAAACAACTGGGCAAGGTATTGGGTAAGTTATGTAGTATGTGCGATTTTACCACCATAGAAAGGGGTGAAAAGTACATCACCATACAACATGATGAAACTGGGCTTGTAGTGGCTTATACAAGTGAAGAAAGATTGAATGTGAAACATTAAATATTGATTATTATGGGTGAAATAGCAGATAGTTTAATTAGTGGTGAATTTGATTGCATCACAGGTGAATATTTAGGCGAAGCGGTCGGTTATCCGAGAACGCACGCTTATGACAGACGTGAATATGTGTCGCCAGTTGAAAAGAAGCCTACCAGCAAGGCGAATGTCTGTATAACTAACATGTGCAAAGACAGAGGATTTAGTAACCGTGCAAAAATTGAGCTTGTAGCCAAATTCTTGTATAGCAAAGGTTACAAACAATTGCCTAACCTATCCCACCAGTATAAAATCATTCACAGCCAGTACAAGAATGATTTTAAAAAGTTTTTGGTTGAACAAGTAAAACAAAGAAAGGATGAATAATATATTCACAATATGCTATTCAGAAGAAGAAGCAAATGAAATAGGCCACTTCATTTTAAGTAGAGGATACGAGGGTGTTCAAAATGATAGCTATAGATATTGTCGTGAAGCGATTTGGTGGGCTTTCAAAGAAGCTAAAAGGCATCATTCAAATTACATCTGCGTTGGCGTTGCAGGTTGCCAAATGACTGTATCAAAATCAAAGCGAGGTCTTAGACGAAATGGTCTTAAATACATAGAGAAAAGGCGAATGTTTTACAAATTACTAAGTAAGTATTGATAAATGATTATGAACTCAATTAACGACGAAAGAGGTTGCAGCGTATGCCAGCCCGGTAAAGAGAATTACACTACCTACATAACGAAGTTAGGCAGAAAGAGAGTGAGAATGTACCAATACGACTATCGTACAGAAGACGGTGAGTTGTTTTCTTGTTGTGCGCCTACCTTAGAGGTGTGCAGGGAAAAGCGTGATAAATGGATGAAAAACAGATAAGCATGAAATACATACAGTTTATCCACCAAAAACCTGCATTATCTGGTTCTATTACAGTGAACGGCAGGTCTAAGAGTGGTATATTTATGCCTGAGTGGTCCAAATATAGCAACTCAATCATTTACAGGTATTATACGGATAGAGGCAACAAAGGTACAGGTGGGTTTAGTTTAAACCGTGCTTTCTTCTTGCTAAATTGTGGCAGGCTATCAATTTTACGACAATAAACCGATTGTCGTGTATAACGATTGAAGATATTTCGTTATCTTTGATTGTGGTAGTACCTTTGGGGTACTATCTTTTATGGTATAAATTTTATAACGATATAGTAGTATGAAGATTAATTATAATGGTCAAGAGATAGAAGCGTATTCGCTCATAATGACAAAAGAAAACGCTTTAGATATTTTGAATGGTAAAAAGAGCATAGAAACGCGTATGCTTAGTGCCAAATATGAGAAGATGTTCACGGACTTTGCGCAAGTTGACGAAAATGAGAAATTGAGAAAAGCTGGACGTGAGGAAGAATGTCAGCCCATTTTGCGCACAGATATAGAAGCTATTCATTTTTATAGTACTGGTGCGCCATGGACACTTGATGTCGCCATTGATGAAATTGGTATAGGCGAAATAACAGAAGAAGGAATCAAATTCATGCACGATGAATTTGATTTTCACGATTTCGATAAACAATTAGAAGCGTTTAAAAAGAACCCACCTGAAGAGCTGCCGTTATTCTATTATTTGCATATTTGTGAGATTATCAGCCATTCGGGATTGAAATAACACGAGTCACTTAGGTGGCTTCATTTGTAGGTAAAAAGATTGTTTAACTAAAAAAACGAGATTATGCCAGAAGTTTATGCTACTGATGCGAGAGGTAGAAAATACCGAAGTCGAAAAGATTATGAAGCAGGTCGTTTTCAATCTACCGGTAGAAATGCCGCTCAAAGAGCGAGAATTAATCGCCGTATAGGAGGTAGAGTTGTCTAATGAAGAAAGCGATAGATATAATTAAAGCTGTCGCAAAAAAGACTGACAGGGTTATATTGTTTCACTCGGCATCGGGTAAGGACAGTATAGCCCTTTTAGACCTTATATCACCCTATTTCAAAGAAATTGTATGTGTTTATATGTATGTTGTCAAAGACTTATCTCACATTAATCGATATATCAACTATGCCTGCAATAAATACCCGAATGTGAAATACATTCAGATACCACATTTTTCTGTTTATTCATTTAGGCGTATTGGCTACTTAGGATGTGTTGAGAACGAAAAGCAGAAACTGTACAATATGGCTCAACTTACCGATATAGTAAGGGAGAAATATAATGTTGAATGGGCTTTCTTCGGATTCAAGCAGTCTGATTCGATGAATAGACGTTTAATGTTGCGTACATATAAGTTGAACGGTATTAACGAAGTGCAAAAGAAGTGTTACCCTTTATCTGAATATCGGAACAAAGATGTATTGGAGTACATTAGTCGAAAAGGTTTAATCAAACCCGAATCATACGATTTAAAACATCAATCATCCGGTACTGATATTACTGATATTAACTACTTGTTATTCCTTCGTGGTAAATTTCCGGAAGATTTGAAAAAGGTAATAAACGAATATCCATTGGTAGAAAGAAAATTATTTGAATATGACCATGAAAGAGCTAAAGCAAAGTGAAACAAGAGTTATAAAACGCTCCCAAATAAATCTCAATCCGATTAATCCTAAAAGACATTCCGATGAGAGGATAAAACTGCAAAAAAAGAACTTGCAAAAAGTAGGTTTTCTCGGTGGTATCGTATGGAATGAGAAGTCGGGTAATCTTATAGATGGGCATCGTAGAATAAAAGCAATGGATTTGCATTATAAATACGATGGTACACCTAAAACGGATTATGATGTAAAGGTTGAAGTCGTAACACTTGATGATAAGACTGAGAAGGAACAGCTTACATATATGGCCGTAGGAAACACAAAGCCCGATATAGACCTTATAGCTGGTTATATTTCTGATATAGATTATACTGATGTTGGTTTAGATTTTGAGGAACTGAATGATATTCTTTCTATAAACACAGAAATGCCATCTTTGTTGGATTCTGTGGATGATTTATTGTCACCCCTGCCATCGTTTGATGAAATTGAAACTCCCCCTGCGGATGAAAAGACTTACGATGAAAAGAAAGAGCATATGAAAGCCATTAAACAGCAAGTAAGAGAATCGGCAATAGAAAGACAGCAAAACGAAGAAGCGTACATCACATTGTCTTTTTCTTCTTACAACGCTAAAGAGGATTTTTGCGATTTGCTTGGTATCAGTACAGATGATAAGTTTGTAAAAGGAGAAGAGGTATTAAGATTGATTAAGTGACAAAAGTAACGAATACGCGCGTAGGCGTGCATGATATGGCGAAGAAACCAAACATAGAAGACTTCAGAAAGATTGTCCGCAAATCCGGTGGAAATCTAACTAAAGTAGCGTCTACATTCAAAGTGGCTCGGAAAACTATATATCAATGGGCAAAGGAAGATTCTGATTTCAAAGATGCCATATCTGACGAAAGAGGCTCATTAGTTGATGAATGCTTAGTTTCCGCCCGTGTGCTTGCTTTGGGTATTCCCGAAAAAGACGAAAATGGAAATTTCGTAGGTTGGCGTGAACGTCCAGATGGATATATGATTCGTTATTTGCTTTCTACATTAGGAAAAAACGAAGGTTTTGGGGAAAGTGTCGATGTAACAACCAACGGTAAGGATATCGGTCAGCAAATTATATTTTCTCCGACACCATTAACAGAGAAGGATATCCAGGAGATTAAAGATATTCAGAGTGGAAAGAAGAGTAGCGACAACACCGGTATATCAGAAACTTAATGCGGCCTATGGCTCCGGGCTGTATAACGTTTTTGTCTTGGAAGGCGGCTCTCGTTCTTCCAAGACTTATTCTATTATACAGTTTTGGATAAAGTACGCTAGGGAGCATCAAGACAGGGTCGGACGTGTTATTGTCGCCCGTCTGAAAGCCACATGGATAACGGCTACCGTACTGAAAGACTTCCTCGATGTGCTGAAAGATTACGGCCTATACAACAAGAAAAACCATAATAAATCTGTCGGTGCTGGAGTTTATACGCTTTACACTACTGAATTTTGGTTTCTAGGTCTGGATGACGAACAGCGCATTCATGGCATGAAATCCGATGCGTTTTGGATTAATGAAGCAGTGGAGGCTAGTTTTGATGATTACGCCCAATTGATGCAAAGATGCTCCGGTTTCGCCATACTTGACTACAACCCTTCTTATGACGAGCACTGGATTTACGACAAGATATGCAAGCGTGAGAAAACGTGTTATATGCATTCCACCATGCTTGACAATCCTCTTATACCGGATAATGCCAAAGAGCAGATATTAAGCTATGAGCCTACTGATTATAATATTCAGCAAGGTACAGCAGATAAAAGAAAATGGCAAATCTATGGTTTGGGAAAAAGAGCGAGTCTGGAGGGGCTTATATATTCTAATTGGGGATATTGTAAGGAAATTCCTATTGGAATAAAGAAGCGTGGTTACGGGATGGATTTTGGTTTCACAAACGATTTTACAGGTATCGTGGATTGTGCTTTTGAGAATAATACTTTATATCTTGATGAAAAATGTTATCTCACGCACATGGAATCCAACGATATAATCAAGTTCTATAAGACCATACCGCCTATGAAAGTAATGTCGGAAAGCGCTGACCCTCGTTTAGTGAAAGAAATAAAGAACTCCGGTGTGAAAATATACCCCATCATCAAAGGCGCAGGAAGTATAGAGGCTTCTATTTCCGTCATGCAGGGGTATCGAATACTTATAACAGAGAAAAGTGTAAACCTTATTAAGGAGATTAAGAATTACACATGGCAGTTTGATGAAAAGACGAAGAGATTTATCAATAAACCTGCTGATGGGCAAGCAGATCACCTTTTGGATGCTTCTCGCTATTGGGTGATGGGCGAAATAATGGGAAGAATCAAAGAAGATAAAGATTTAACAGGAATATTCACGCATTAAAAATATAAACTATGCTATTGAGTTTAGATGAAATATTAGCATTACCCGATATCGGACAGAAAATAAGCTATTTAAAGAAGGGGCGGAAAACCGAACTTCCAGACCGTTGTAAACTTTGGGATGATTGGAATCCTGAACGCCATGAAATCATGGTGGACAAAGAGAAGTACCCGGATAGAAAGGTACTCGAGAAGGAAGCGGAAACGGTTTACGATGAAAAGACCGGCAAGAAGTATGAAATCGAAGCGAAGTACAAGACCGAGCCGGTGAACCGTATCTCCATTCCTTTGGAACAGGACATCGTGAACATTCAAACCGCTTTCACTGTTGGTACCGAGCCTTCCATAGATTGCACTCCAACCGATGATGACGAAAAGAAACTATTAGACGCTGTCAAGGCTGTATTCAAATCCAACAAAATCAAGTACCAGAACAAAAAGATTGTCCGTTCTTGGCTTTCCGAACAAGAAGTAGCCGAATATTGGTATGTAACCGATGATGATTCATTTTGGGCGAAGTTTTGGAAGAGAGTAAAGACTTCTTTCGGTGGAAAGGTAAAGCCGACCAAAAAGCTGAAAAGCGTTTTATGGTCACCGTTCCGTGGGGATAAGCTTTATCCGTTCTTCAACGATGAAGGTAAGATGATTGCCCTGTCCCGTGAGTACAAGAAAAAGCTCATGGATGATTCTGAAATCATTTGCTTTATGACTATCACAGACAAAGCGGTCTATCAATGGGACTTATCTAAAGGGTATGAAGAAAGAACACCTTTCGTTCATGGATTCCCGAAACTGCCGGTTATCTACGCTTACCGTCCTGAATCGTATTGCAAGAAGATAAAGACTTTCCGCGTCCGGTTGGAAAAACTGCTTTCCAATTACGCCGATTGCATAGACTATCATTTCTTTCCTTTACTGAAGCTAATAGGCGATGTTGAAGGATTTATGGGTAAGACAAAAGATCGGATGGTTAAACTCACAGGAGAAGGTGCGGATGCCCAATATCTAACGTGGTCGCAAGTTCCAGATACTATCAAATTCGAAGCCGAAACGCTTACTAACATGGCTTATGATATGTCCAATACTCCACGCATTTCTTTCGAGACATTGAAAGGGGTTGGTAAAGCTTCCGGCACTGCCTTTCGCTTCATGTTCATGGGGGCACACATGGCTGTTGAAAATCATGGAGAAGAAATTGGTAGCTTCATGCAACGAAGAGTAAACTTCCTGGTTTCCGCTTTAGGGGCAATCAATCCATCAGAGTTTAGCAAAGCTTCCCAAACGATTGATATTGAAACGGATTTGGTTCCATACATGATTGACGATTTGAACGACAAGGTAAATACTGCCGTTTCCGCTGTCAGTGGTGGCATCTGGTCAACGCGTGAGGGAATCATGTTTGCCGGGAATGCTGATAGGATAGAAGAGGAGCTTGCAGAAATCAAAGAGGAGCAAGCGACAAAGAATAACAATGCGGCGTCTTCTAACTCCAAAGGATAATTCATTACTTCATGTTCTTATCGTACTATTGAGCGGAGCTAATTTAGTTCCGCTTTTTTGTTGGTAAATTCTGTTTTATAAAATATATACCCTATAAAAGTTTTATAATTCAAAATAAATTCGTATTTTTGCATCAAATAAATGAGATATGAGAATTGTATCACATAAGAAATTGAAAGAGTTCTACCAAACGAAAGGCTATGAAGATTCACGCATAGCCTTAGAACGTTGGTATGATATAGCAGAAAAAGCAGAATGGAAAAACCTATCTGATATTAAAGTAGATTTTCCTGCTGCTGATTATGTAGGCAATCAGCACTATGTATTCAATATTAGAGGTAACAATTATCGACTGATAGTAGTTGTAAAGTTTACAATGGGCTATATTTTTATTCGGAAAGTGTGCACCCATAAAGAATATGATAAAATAGATTGTTCAACCATTTAAGATACAGGATATGAATAAAGTTAGTAAAGAACAATATGAATTTGCTTTGGCAAGAGTAGAGGAACTTCTGCCATTGGTTGATGATAATACCCCTGCAAACGATAAGAATGCGGTGGAACTTACAGTTATGTCCGACATTGTGATAGCTTACGAAAAGGAGCACTTCCCAATAGAAAAACCAACTGTTGCAGAATTGATAGAATTATCTCTTGAAGAAAAAGGAATGAGTCAGAAGCAACTTGCTGGTGAGATTGGAATAAGTCCTTCACGGGTGAATGATTATATCGCTGGACGTTCAGAACCGACTTTAAAGATAGCAAGATTACTTTGTCGGGTATTGAATATTCCTCCGGCTGCGATGTTGGGTTTTTAACTGAAATAATAAGATTATGATTAATGCAAACGATTTAAGATTAGGTAATTATGTCTATAAGGTAGACAGCCGAACGCAACAAAAAGTTGCAAAACAAGTATTTATGATACAACCCAGTTACGTGAGCTTAGAAAAACAAAATGGAAATCCGTGTGATATTCACCTAGTGGAACCTATTCCTTTGTGCCCCGATCTTTTTAATAAAAATAGCTTCAAATTAATTGATGGTTGGTTCTGTTCGAGAAATGTGATTGATAAAATGGGGGTAGGGATAAAGTTAAATGGTGAAGGAAGTCTTTTCATCGTTATGAGTTCAGTATCTAATAGGGATATAGAAATGCCTGTTGAAGCAAAAATAAAATATTTGCATCAGCTTCAGAATCTATATTTTGCCCTTACTGGCAAAGAACTTAAAGTAAATCTATAAAGAATATCGGAGCAGAGTTACAATCTGCGACTTTATAAATTCAGAGCTTTTAAATTCAAAATTAAGGCGTGAGGCTTCGGCTATTCACGCCTTTTTGGTTTTATACACCTGTGTCTTCTACTAACTTCAACTTTGCTTCGCATTTGGGGCAGAGAAAGCTATTCCCTCCAACCTCATTCGGTGATGCAAAGAGTTGCCACTAATTTTTATGTGTATTGGTTATAAATATTAGAATATAATTTTGAAATATAGAATTGTATTCATATCTTTGTCATACGATAATTGAGTAACCAATGAGAATATTTACCGAACAAGCATTAAAAGAATATGCAGAGAACCATCCCGATTCAAAGGTCGCTTTGCAAGAATGGACTACCATTGTAAAGCAAAGCAAGTGGACTTGCTTTGCCGATGTTAAGAAAACCTTTAATAGCGTTGATAATGTAGGTAATCAACACTATGTTTTCAATATCAAAGGTAATAACTATCGTTTGGTAGTAGTGATTAAGTTCACTATTCAGTTTGTGTATATTCGCTTTATTGGTACTCATAAAGAATATGATAAAATAGACTGTGCTAATATTTAGAATTATGACAAAGATAGAAAATCAAGCCCAATATGAATGGGCGGTAAAAAGAGTAGAGGAGCTTCTTCCATTGGTGAAGGATGATACCCCATTGAACGACCCGAATAGCATAGAATTGGAGCTACTTTCTAATTTGGTTGCTGATTATTCCGAAGAACATTTTGCTTTGGGAGAACCTTCACTTGTTGATGTTCTTAAGCTTCGTATGTACGAAATGGGACTGAATCAAAAATCACTTGCAAAATTAGTAGGTGTCAGCCCTTCACGTCTTAGTGATTATATTTCTGGGAAGTGTGAACCAACTTTGAAAGTTGCGAGGGAAATAAGTCGGAAGTTGAATATTGATGCAAATATAGTATTGGGAGTATAAGGGAAGAGGAATAAACATTTTTGTATGAATATGTTAAGAAACACTCAACATTTTATTGTTGGGTGTTTTTTTTGATTAACTTTGTACAAAACTACAAGTTGTAGTCTAAAGTTATACCCCAAAATACTGTTATATGAAAGATTTAGTTCCTTTATCAAAAAAATATTTCGACATAATAGCCCTGTTCTCAAGAGAACCTTTTGTGAAGTTGATTACAAAAGAGTTAGAGTATTATACTGATGGTGGCGATTTGATAGGTTTTATTTGTTTAGATTTGATTGATAATAATTACTCCGCAGGGATTTTATCAAGAGATAAGTCTATGCAGTATAGAGCTGCAAAAGTTAAAGTTGATATGTCAACTATTCCAGAAGCAAGAGAATGGCTTAAAAAATCATTTAATGAAGATACTATTACTCAGCATGATAATCGTAACGAATTCTTCGATTTATTTAAAGCATTGGAAAATGAAAAGACAATTCATCCTCATTTCAAATTGCTGAAAGAATCAGATTTTTATTCAAGTGCAAAAGAAGTTATTAAAGAATTATCATACCACTACAAAGATATTGACGGCAATTTTATAGACCAATTTCAGTCACTAAATGGCTTTGATTCTCGTATCTTTGAATTATATCTATTCTGTTTTTTTAGGGAACAATCTTTTTCTTTTAAAAGAGACTTTGAAGCCCCTGATTTTATTATAAATAAAATGGATGAAGAAATAGCTATCGAAGCAGTAACAATAAGTAGGAAAACAGAAAACACAAAACATATTACAGATTACGAGCCCAAATCGCCAGATGAAATAATTTCCGAGTTAGAAAATAATGTTCCTTTGATGTTTGGAAGTGCAATCTATGATAAGGTTAAAAAGAAATATTGGGAAAAGGAACATGTACAAAAAAAACCTTTCCTTATAGCTATTGCAGATTTTCACGACACTATGTCTATGACATGGACATTTAATTCATTATTAGAATACTTATATGGATATAGGTACAATAATTACAAACACTCAGAAACTGGAGAACTAATAATTAATCCAGTAAAAATAGATTTTTTCGAGAAAAGTAATGGTACACAAATTCCTGCGGGCTTCTTTTTAGACAAAGCCAATAAAAATATTAGTGCTATACTCTTTTCATCAACAGCAACATTATCTAAATTTAATAGAATAGGTAGACAAGCTGGAATGGGTAATGGGAATAGTTTATTAATACGCCAAATGATAATTTATAACCATGATAAAAATGCTGATAAACCTAATGTTGTAGTTTACCCTGTTGATGAGAATGCTAATGAAACATGGAGTGAGGGAATCGTGATTTATCATAACCCACATGCCTTATATCCGTTAGACCCTAATTTATTTGACGATTCTGTTGCACAATGTTTTTTTGATATGGAAAGTAAATTAGTACGAAGTATCATGCCTCAAATTTTCCCTTACGCATCGCATACAATGAATATAAAGCCAACAGACTCTTTAAACAAAAATGGAGAATAAATATATTCTATATTGAAGAATAGTAGAAACAGATTTCTTTGCTACTTTCTTTCCCGCATAGGCTCACGAAAGAAAGTAGCCGGGCGGGAGTGCCACCCGAAATAGATTACAGTTCCGAAAAGCTATCAATTTCACATTCCAATATAACGACCTCCACCTGATGGGTATAAAAGTCGTTTTTCTTTTCAGTATTATTATTTTGGTTCTATTATTTAGTGATTTGAGTCTTTTTTTATTCTATTTCTTCACAATCCTTTCTTGGTGAATTATACACCACTTAATTATTTCCCTTCCACGCAGTTACTTCTTACTTTTATATCGTATTTACGACAATGGATTGATTGTCGTGAATGGGAAGCCTAAATATTTATCAATCATCTGTATTGGTAGTATTTTTACTTCCGCAAATTGAATCTCAAATTTTAATTCATACGGTATGACAATCTTAGAACAAATCTTGGCAGGACTGCAACAGAAATTCACTGGGGTGGACACTGCTATCTTAACCCGAATCGCTACTAAAAAGGCAGAGGGTGTAACGGACGAGACAAAGGTAAACTCCATCGTGGAGGGTATCAGCTTTTCGGACGTGTTAAATTCCTATGGCGATTTCCGTGCCGGGGATGCTACCCGTACTTCTGTATTGAACTACGAGAAAAGGCATAACCTTAAAGACGGTAAGCCAATTGAGAACCCTAATCCCAATCCTAACCCTAATCCGAAGCCGGAAGATAAGACGGACGATATGGCGACTATTATTGCCAACGCAGTGAATGCAGCCGTTAAACCTCTTTCTGATAAGCTCGCTCAATTCGAGACAGAGAAGTTACAAGCTACCCGGCAGGAGCAGATTATGGCAAAGGCAAAGGAGTATGGTATTCCCGAAAACTACGCCAAGCGATGCGCCATCAAAGACGATGAGGACTTGGATACTTATTTCAAGGACTTGAAACAGGAGTTCGCAAATGACGGCTTCAAAGGCGTAACCTCTCCCGAATCAGCGGAAGCGAAGATTGAGAAAGAAGCTGAATCTATCGCCGGAATGATATCGGAAGGCACAAAAACGATTGTTGAATCTAAAAAGTAAATTAAATGGCAGCAGGTACACATTATGACTTGAAACCGGATTATAAGCCGGAAGAGTTTTACCGTGTTGAGACAGGTGTGAGAAAGAGCGGTCCTTGGAAGTTGGACATCACCGACCTCGTAGTAGGTTCTTTTTTGCCCGTGTTCACCCCGGTACAAGCGGATTTGAAGAAACGGACACTCGTTCCCGTCCGTAATGTGAAAGTGGTTGAAGCTTATACCACAGGAGAGTCTAATCTTACCATCAAGGTGGCAAAAGATTCTTTGGCTTATCAGGGTATGTTCATCGGAAGCGGAAAGAAAGGCGCAGAAGTGGCATCTATCGACAAGTCCAATAAATCCTACGATGTATTAACCATCAAAGCGGCTTTCGGAGAAAATATCGCTAAGGATGCGGTTCTTTTCGAGGCTACCGCAGTGGGTGGTACAGTGAAGAAGAACACTGCGAACTTTGTTCTTTATGACGCGAAGAAAGTCGAGAGCGATGGAGCTGTCCTCTGTACTCTCTTGATGCAAGCCTATGAGGTAAAGGAAAGCAAGTTGGTTCTTCCGGTCCATGAACTGGATAAGGTTGGATTGACAAGCCGTTTCCAGTTTGAGTATTAATCATTAAAAGTTTAGATATGAATTTGACCATACAAACTTTATTTACAGACCCCAATATCGTTCAGGCGATTATTGACCGTGTTCTCCAGTTGAGACTGGACACAATCTATTGGAAACAATACGGTGATTTCTTGGAAACCAAACAACGTGTTTTCAAGACTTACTTGGGAACGGTTACAGGTGTCGTCGCCGGTTCCATCCTTGGCAAGAATGACCAGAAGCCCATTCGTGAAAGACGCTCACTCGGAAGCGGTTATACAGAAATTGCTTACTTGGGCGACCGTTATCAGATGGATATTGAACGTCTGTCGCAATTGCAAGACATCATTGATAAATTCAATGCCGCCAATACCGCTGACCAGCGTACAATCTTACAGGAAATCATTGATTTTATTGTTGATGATTACCGTCAGATTTTGCTTGCTCCACACAAGCGTATGGATATCATTGTTCCTGGATTATTGATGACCGGTAAAGCTCAGGTTCACTTGGCTGACAACAAAGAAAATATCGAGTTGCTTGATATCGAGTTGCCGTTCCACTTCTTGACTCCAGAAGCAGCCGCTAAGGATAAGTTTATCTCTTACTTACAGCAGGAGATTCAGAAGCTGAAAGCTAAATACGGTGTGTTCTCTAAGATGATTATGTCTCGTGGCACATTCATGAAGAACATTGTAGGCGCTTCTGAGTTCGGGGATAAATTCAAGATGATTCTTGGCGAGCGTGAGTTCATGGTTAATGCAGGATTGGTAACAGACCAAATGGCATCCAGCGTATTTACAGGGATTGGTCTTCCGGCAATCGAAATCAAGGAAGATTATGTAGAAAATCAGAACGGAGAGAACGTGCAGATTTACGTTGACAACCGTATCACCCTGTTGCAGGCAGATAAGGTGATGAGGATGCGCCACCATAAGCCGTATGTAATGACTGATCCCGTTCCGGGACGTTCTTACAATTCGGCTGAAGGGCAGATGTCTGTATGCAACTATCGTGACGAAGAAGGTAGATATATGGAATACACCGCTGAGTGGATTCCTGAGTTCATCGCTCCGAACAAGATTGTGAACATTGACCTTTCGACAATGAACGCATGACGGTAAACGACTACATACAGCAGAAGTTCCAGACCTACGGCATTAACTTGCCGGAGGCTGACCTTTTGGATATGTGTCTGAACGCGAAGGTAAGCGGAGAGGATGAGATGAATGAGGATTGTTACGGCCGTGTCTCCGTAGCGATTGCGAAGTTTATCCCCTCTCTATTGCTTCGCGCGACTTCCATCAGTGAAAGCGGTTTCTCTATGTCTTGGAATATCCAGGGGATTAAGGACTACTATTCACTCTTGTGCAAACAGTACGGATTGAAAGACGAACTGAGTAGCAAACCTAAATGTACCTTCTTATGATATTCACTCCACACATATTGCAAGTAAAGGTAATCACCCCGATGGATAAGGATGAGTTCGGCAGACCCATTCCCGGTACCGGTGGTGAAAGCTGGCAAGATGTATGCAAGTGCCGATGTGATGATAACACTACGAAAGAGTTTTCTTCTGACAATGGCTCTGTATATCGTCCTAATTTCCATGTAGTGTGTGAGAAAAGAATCACTGTCAAGACAGGCGATGAAATCCGTTGCATGGATGGTGAGAACGTGAGAGGTCAAGGTGAGATTTACACGGTGAAGAATACCAATTTCTTTAACTACTCGGAGTTATGGATGTAAGATGTGATGCTGATTTTTCTGATGTTGACCAATTCCTTAAAGACGGGGAATGGGAAGTCGAGAAGAAGATGATTGATGTGGGCGATGAAGCCGTTAAGTATGCAGAGGAACATGGCGATTACAAGGACCACACACTCACTTTGAGAACATCCAATGATTACGATGTTGATAAAGACGGTTTGACACTAAAAAACGAAGCGGAATATGCTTCATTCGTGGAATCTAAGGGATATGATGTTTTGAGTAGTGCTGCTTTATATGCGGACAAACGATTAAAAGAAGAATTTGAATGATGAAGAAGTATATAGGAACAAAATTAGTTCAAGCCATACCTGCAATTCGCAAAGGTGGTAAAGTGTATCTGCCAACAGATGCCATTCCAAGAACTATGGATAAGGTCGAGGAAGGATATAAGGTTATATATGAAGATGGCTATGAAAGCTGGTCGCCTAAAGAGGTGTTTGAAAAGGCATACAAGTTGGCGGATTCCTTCAAAGACCGTTTGATTATTGAACAGAAAGATTTGGCTGAAAAGTTAAGTAAACTGTGTGCTTTCGTAGACTCTCCTAAGTTTGAAGAAACAGTAAAAGACGTACATCAAAGAGATTTGCTTGTGATGCAGCGTTTTCATATGGGTGAGTATCTGAACATTCTCAACCAACGTATTCAATCTTTGGAATGATAGTAACCACCGACATAGGAAACATTCTCTACCGGGATTGCAAGGCTTTCGGAATAGACATAGTGCCTGCTGGGGAAACTCTGACAGGTGAATTGAAGTCTGAAAGGATTGTCATCCACACGAAGAAGCAACAGCCGGGGACTTATTGGAGAAAGTCTTTCGCGGAAGTGAATCTTTGTGTTCCTGATTTAAGCGAAAATGAAGCAAACACCATCCGCTTGAATGAACTCGAAAGAGAAGCAAACAAACGATTTGATGATGTGGTAAGCGCCTATGACGGCACGACCTATCGTTACTCCATTGATTCTATCGGCACGGAAGCGGACACAGCTTTGAAGTGTCATTATGTGAATGTGAGAATTTTGTTTGAAGTATTAAATGTAAAACTATAAGATTATGATTACAGCTGTAGAAATTGACGAATTGTATTATGCGGAACCTATAACGACGGTTGCAGCCGCAGCAACTGGATTGACTGGTGCGGAGGTTGCTGCTATCTTGAAAAATGCAGCAACGAAGCGGGTCAAGAACGTACACGGTGACACGTATCAGTACGAAGAAGCGGAGGCGAGTGTAACTCGTTACAAAAACGCTTTGACGGGTGAGTACTACCGGGAAACGTCCGAACCAGGTGAGGTGAAAATCAACTTTACCATTGGTGAGTATGATTATGCTACAAAGGCTGATTTGCAAGGCGGAAAAGCCACTGAAAAGAATTGGGAAAGAGGCAAGTATAAGCCTATTCATAAATGTGTGATTGGTAAAACCAAAGACGGAGTTTATGTGGTGTTCCCGAAAGCGGCTATCAACGCCCGCGGGTCGAATACCGATAAGGCCATCGGATTAGCTGTTGCAGCCGTTCCGCTTACTACTGGAGTGGATGGTTTGGCTTCTGAGAAATGGTTTGATGAGTCGGAAGTAGTAGCTCCGGCAGGGTAAGGTAAAATGATTAGTTAATAAAAGGGCAGGGTGGACGGTGTTTGCTTTGCCCTTTTTAATTTAAAGATTATGAATCAAGCTGCGAAAATAGTATCTGATGCCTTGCTGGGATTGGATTTCAAAAATGTAGAGATAGGAGGAATGGTTTATACTATCAAACCGCCTACTATTAAAGTTATTTGCCGTGCCATACGACATTTTTCTAATATCGGTATGGTTGGAGATAACATCATGGAAGCAATCAATGAACTTCCTGAAGCTACCAATGATATGCTGAAAGGAATTTCATGTTTTATCTGCGGTAATGAAAAAATGGCTAAGGCTTTGGAAAATGGGACTTTTGAAGAAATTAAAGAAACTTTGGAAGTGTGTTTTTCTATGATGGATATTTCGGCTTTTCAGTGTGTCAGCTCGATGAAGAATGTGTCGATGCTGGCAGCAAAACCGAAACAGTAGGAAACACAACATTCTTTGGGCAGATAGCTCATCTTATAGATACGCTTCATCTAAGTTACACAGAAGTGTTTGAGGTTACTCCTTATAGAAACCTGTTGATGATGCAAAGGGATAAATTACACGCTGTATATGGCGGACAAAAGGTTAAGAAAATCAGTGGTAAAGAATTGGCAAATCGAAGAAATAAGAAATAAGTATGTCTAAATTATATTTCAAAGTAAGTAGCGACTGGGAAGAAGTTGTAAAACTTCGTAATGAGATTGTAAAGTTAAAGCAGGAATTGAAGAGCATGGACAGCACACAATCTCCTGCCACTTTCAAAACACTTAATACCCAACTTGCGGCATCTACTCAACAGCTTGACGGATTGGTGGCAAAGGCAGCCCAAGCTGGTGCTGTAATGGAGGGGGATTTTAAGAAGAAAATCTTCGACGCCTCACAATCCGTTAACGGGTTTACAGAAAAGATTATTGCCCAAAAGAATGCTGTTGGCTCTCTTCAAACAACTATCCGTAAAAATAAGGAACTATATAAGAATATTGTTTCAAGAGGTGGTGAAGATAAAGCGCTACTTAACCATATCAGAGAGCAAGAAAGAGCACTTGGCAAAGAACGGGATGCTTTGTTTAATCTTACTCAGCAGCAAGCAGAAGCACGTCTTTCAGTAAAAAAGCTCCGTGATGAATATGCGCTTTACAAGGATGATGCAAAAGATGTCACTGAAGCAAACAATGGGGTTGCTGTCTCTTGGAAGAAAGCTTTGGCTGTTATTGGTGGAGCTGGCGTATTAAAAGCATTAGGCTCTGAAATGATTCGTGTACGTGGCGAATTTCAGTCCGCAGATACGGCTATTCAGACTTTGTTAGGTAGCAAGGAAAAGGCCGATGCCCTTATGATGCAAGTCCGTGAGTATGCAAAGATATCCCCTTTGGAATTTTCCGATGTTACTGCTGCTACCCAGATGATGCTCGGCTTTAACATCGAAGCCGAGAAAGTACCCCGCTTTATCTCTGCCATCGGTGATGTTTCTATGGGAGAAGCTCAAAAGTTCAACTCTTTAACTTTGGCATTCTCTCAGATGTCGGCAACAGGCAAGTTAATGGGACAGGACATGAACCAAATGATTAACGCCGGATTTAATCCATTGCAGGCAATATCTGATAAGACCGGAAAATCTATTGAGGTTTTAAAAAATGAAATGTCAAAAGGGGCTATTTCCGCAGAAATGGTGCAGCAAGCGTTTATTGATGCCACTTCTGCTGGAGGTAAGTTCTATCAAATGTCTGAGAACGCTTCAAAGACCATCAATGGCCAACTTTCCATGATGCAAGATGCAATGGATGCCGCTTTCAATGAGATGGGGCAGAAGTCGGAAGGCGCCATAATGAAGGGGATTCAGATGACGACTTCACTGATTGAGAACTATGAAACGGTGGGTAAAGTATTGACCGGATTGGTGGTCACTTATGGGACATATCGCACTGCTGTGATGCTTACTACCATCGCCACAAGCAAACACACGATAGCTGAAATAGCTCTTACTAATGCTCGTGTATTGGCACGAAAGGCGCAGCTAGCTCTTAATGCTGCCATGCTTACCAATCCTTATGTCTTGTTAGCTGTCGCTGTTGGGGGACTTGCTACGGCTATGTGGGCGATGTCTGACGGTACGACTGCTGCCGCTCGTGCTCAAAAGGAATACAATGATATCAAAGAGGATGTTTCAAAACGAGAACAAGAACACAAGCAGAAAATAGAGGAATTATTAACGACTGCCCGTGATGAAAGTTTGGCTACTCTTACCCGGCAAAAGTCATTAGAGGAACTTCGCAAGGAATATCCAAAGATTTTTGAAAAGTACGATGTGGAGAAACTGAAATTAGAGGATATTCTAAATTTAAAGCAGCAAATTAACGAAGAAGATTCAAAACGTTCTGTTCAAGGTAGGAAGGATGATTACACCTCATTAAAACAAACAGTCACCAATCAACGGAGATATTTACAGCTATTTGATAATCCGAATTTACGCAAGAATATGTCAGATGCCGATATGGAAATATGGAAAATATTTTCCGGCAAACAATCCTACGTGCAAGTTCGTGAGGAAATGGAGAAAAACTCCGAACTTTTAAAGAAATATCAGAAAGATGTATTGGATGATAATATCTCCGCTTATAAATCCAATCTTAAAAACTATTCCAAAGAAAAGCTGGAAGCAGAATTAAAGCTTGCTCAATCGTCTGCATCTAAGCGTAATGGTTTTGTCGTAAATGGTATGATGGTTAGAGGTGGCGATTTAGAAAGTGTTATTTCTTCAATTAATGGAGCGTTAGCTGAAAAGAAATCTCCTTCCACTTACAAACAGGACTACGAAAAAGCGAAGAAAGACTGGGAGGATGCTAAAAAGAAACTCTCTGAAATAGAAAAGGACAAATCCAAGTTTACCTCAAAACAGTATGAAGAGGCTAAGAAACAAGAAGAAACTACCGAAAAAGCATACAAAGATTTAGGTGGTATTACCGGTAGTGCTTTATCCAAACAAGAAAAGGTTTCTGAAAAACAGAAGAAAGAACAGCAAAAGTCTGCCGAGGAACTTCTTTCTCTTCGTCGCCAGAACCAGCAGGATGAGGTCAGTTTGATGAAAGAAGGTACGGAGAAGAAACTGAAACAGATAGATTTGGATTATCAAAAAGAACTGGACGCCATTAAAAAACAGGAGAAAGACCTGTCAGAAAAGCAAGGTGGAAAGTTGACCTCTGAACAATCTATAGAGATTTCTACTCGTTATACCAATGCTGAAAATAAAAGGGATAAAGATGTTACTGCTGTAACTAAGGAGCAGTTGAAGGTCGAACAACAGGCTCTGAATGATTATCTAAAAGATTATGGAACATTCCAGCAACAAAAACTTGCTATTGCTCAAGAGTATGCCGAAAAGATTAGAAAGGCACAGGATGAGAGTGGAGTAAATAGTGCACAAGTTAAGTTGTTGGAAAAACAACGTGATGTTGCCATCCAAAGCAAAGAAACGGAAGCCATTAAAGCCAATATCGATTGGACTACTGTATTTGGCGAATTTGGCGGCATGTTTAATGACATGATTAAGCCTACACTTGAAGAAGCCAAAAAATATATCAAAACGGACGAATTTAAGAACTCCGACCAAGCAAGTCAGAAATCGTTGATTGATGCCATTAATCAAATGGAGAAATCACTTGGTGGAATTGGAGGACTTAATTTTAAAAAACTTGGTCAGGATGTTCAGGTATATCAGAATTCTCTTCGTCAGCTAAATTATGCTAAAGAAGAAGAGATTAATGCTATTGATAAACTTAAAAAGGTTCAGAAAGATTACGAGAAAGTATTAAAGAGTGGTACGGAAGAAGAAAAGAAGGCTGCTAAGGATGCACTTGATACAGCACAGAATAATGCGGATGCTGCATCATCCAATGTGAAAACCCAAACTGATATTGTTAATCAAAACAACCAGAATCTTTCAGATACATCTACAAAATTAAGGACCAATATGAATAATGTTGCCGAGGGTTTGTCTAAATTAGCTTCCGGTGGTATTAAAAGTTCTTATGATGGACTAATTCAAGCGGGTAAGGGGATGGGAGGAGCGATTGAGAAAGTAGCGGATAGTCTTGAAAGCGTTCCTATCATAGGTTGGATTTTATCTATTATTGATGTGTTCAAAGATGGGCTGAGTAATCTTGTTGGAGGTTTGCTCGATGCGGTATTTAATGCGGTTGGTGGAATCATTAGCGATGTGATATCTGGAGATTTATTTGTGACGATAGGTAAATCTATTGCATCAGGTGTTGGTAACATTCTTAATTCTATATCGTTTGGTGGGTTTAACTCTCTCTTTGGAATAGGCGGTAATGCCGAGGAGACTGCGGACAAAATTGATGAACTTACCGCTTCAAATGATGCTTTGAAAACTTCCATTGATGACCTTAAAGACGAAATAGCGGGAACGAATGGAGCAAAGTCCATACAAGCTTATAACGAAGCTGTTAACGCTCAGAAGAGGTATGAGGAGAATCTGAGAAAGATTCTTGATGCTCAAATGAATTATAATAGCGCTCATCATTCCAATGCCTATTACTGGGATCTTGATAAGAATAGTTTGAGTCAGATAAATAAGTTGCTTGGCACAAATCTAAATAACACTTGGGGTGATTTTTCTAAGTTAACCGCTGACCAGATGAATGAGATACGAACTCATCTGCCTGATATTTGGTCCGAAATGATTAATGAAGGTAAATACGGAGACCGCTTCAAAGATGACTGGAATAAATATGCAGACCAAGCTGGGCAGCTTCAAGAAATGACAGATAACCTTCGGGAAAATCTTGCTCAAATATCCTTTGATAGCCTTCGAGATAGTTTTGTAGATGCTCTTATGGATATGGATGCTAAAGCAGAAGACTTTGCAGACGATTTTAAGGAGTATATGACAAGAGCGCTTTTGAATTTCGCAGTTGGTGACAAAATGGATGAGAATTTGAAAAAATGGTATGAATCTTGGACTGATACCATGAATGCTCAAGAAGGAAAACTGACTGAAAAGCAAATAGAAGAATATCGTAGACAATGGGATGCTTATGTTCAAGAAGGAATGGATATACGTGATGAAATAACTGGATTAACTGGATATACTGGAAATTCTTCTTCTTCACAATCTGCCACTTCAAAAGGATATCAAGCAATGTCGCAAGACACCGGAGAAGAGCTAAATGGACGGTTTACCGCCTTACAAATTGCAGGTGAAGAGATAAAAACTCAGAATATCGCTCAAGCTCAATCTCTTAATCTGTTAACTGCAAGAGCAGATGCCATCCTTTCCATGAATACAGAAACGAGGAACATCGCTGATGATACGAGGAATTTGATAGCACAATCCTATCTTGAATTGGTACAGATTTCGGAGAATACAGGTAATTCGGCTAAATACTTAAAAGATATCAAAGCAGATATAGCAGAAGTGAAGAAGAATACATCAAAATTATAAATTATGACAGATTTACTGATTAATGAAAAAGATGCGTTTGCCACATGGGGTGTGAGAATGGGAGAGGGGTTTCTTGATGTTATTGGGGCATCCGCTCCCATGAAGGATTTTATTGAGAATAAAAGCAGACTTGAACATGGGAAACGGGTAATAATCAATAATCCTAAAGTCGATGAGAGGGAAATAACTCTTTCGTTCACTATCGAGGGTAGTTCTCAGTCCGATTATCAATCAAAGAAAAAGGCTTTCTTCGATGAGCTTTATAAAGGCAAGGTTGATATTCAAGTCCCAGCTAATAGTAGCGAGATTTATCATCTGATTTATCTCGGTAAAAGTATCACTTACGCACAGAGTTTAGACCGAACTTTTGCCAAATGTTCGATGAAGTTTAACGAACCGAATCCGGTAAACAGAACCTAATTCACGACATTGGTTTTATTGTCGTGTATGTGAGTGCTCAAAATTGGGCACTCTTTTTTTTATCTCCGAACTTTGGAGATGTTATGATAGTAGACATCAAAGACATATCCGGTAACGTTCTTCTTGTAACCACTCCCAATGAAGGTTGCAAGCGGAAGTTTACGCTCAAAAAAGAGGATTACATACTTCTGAAATTCTCTTTGAAGAATCCCATATATTTCAAGTTAGGCTCATACGTTGAATGCGGTTTGGGGTTATTCGAGGTATGCGACCTTCAAAGTCCTACCTTCAACACCGATAACGCAGGCTATGATTATGAACTAAGACTTGACGCTCACTACTGGAAATGGAAAAACAAAATCTTCAAATATACCCCAGAAGTGGCAGGGCAAGAGGCGTCTTGGAATCTCACCGCTTCACTTGATGTCCATGTTGGTATAGTCCTTAGAAATTTGAAAGCTCTTGGTTATAAGTATAAAGGACGGGATTTTGAATTTTCCATTGACAGTAGTGTAGAGAATAAGTCTCTTTTGATGAGCTACGATAATATCAATATCCTTGATGCCTTGTTCTCTATGGGAGCTAAAGACAAGTGGAGCTGTGATGTGTGGATAACAGAGAACATCATCCACTTCGGACGGTGTGAGTTCGGTGACCCTGTGGACTTCGAGCAAGGTATAAATGTGAAGGAAATGACACGTTCCGATTCGCAGTCTGATTACGCCACGAGAATCTACGCTTTCGGTTCTACAAGAAACATACCTTCCAACTATCGTCCTGTTGATGAGAGTATTGTTGTGAATGGAGTTGTACAGAAACGCCTTATGCTTCCTATTGACACTCCTTGCATAGATGCATATCCTGACATGTATACCGAGGAAGCGGTTGAACGGGTGGTTGTTTTTGATGAAATCTTTCCCCGAAGAACGGGCGCGATGTCGGATATTACCACGAAAGAATACACCGACAAGATAGAAAATTCGGACGGAACAACTACCGAAGAAAAATGGAATGCCTACCGCTTCAAAGATACTGGCATTACTTTCTCAAAGGATTATGTGCTTACTGAGAACGAATTAAAAATCAAATTTGAATCCGGTTCACTCAACGGAACGGAGTTCGCTGTTACGTTCAACCCCGACAATCTTGCTGAAAAGAACGAAGACGGCACTTGGAATCCACTCGCACAGGTCTGGGAGATAGTCAGAAACAAGAATTACGGCAGACCTCTTCCGGATGAAACACTGAAACCCCAAACCGGTGATACTTATGTACTATCCGGCTTCGATTCCACATCGGAGGTGTTCGGTACTATGGTAGCTTCCGCAGAACAGGAACTGAAAGCGGAAACGGAGAGATATGTAGCCAAATTCAAGATAGACCCGAACACCTATGGCTGCACGATGATGTCCGATGACGCATACCGTGAGGATGAAATACATAATCTCTACGGTGCAGGCCAGAAAGTTAACCTGATTAACAAAGCCTATTTCGAGAACGGAAGGCAGTCGAGGGTTATCGGGTTTGAATTCAACCTTGACAAACCTTATGATTCCCCCGTATATACTGTCGGGGAAACTGCCGCCTATTCCCGCATCGGGGAACTAGAGGATAAGGTAGAAAGTCTCACTCTCAAGGGTCAGACGTACACAGGTGGAAGCGGTAGTAGTGTATATGTGATAAGAAGAAATGACTCTACTCCTGCAACTGACAGCAATGTGTTCTCCGCGCTTCGCTCTTTGGGTATGTTTCTTCGTAAAGACAAGACAGATAGCACTAACTATTTATTGCGTCTATTTGGAGGTTTAGAGGTTGGCGAAGCCATAGACTCACTGATCGCGGGCAAGGGCATAATCGCGGATGATAAAGGGAGGATACAGGCTGACCGCATGGAGTTGCGGTCATCGCTGACCGTTTTAGAGCTTATCTTCAACCGCTTGTCTGCTATGGAGAGCGATTATTCATTTTCTGAGTCAGGGACTATTGAGAGCGTCGAACTCCTGGAAGACGGTACCTACCGTTTACCACTTCGTAAACGTTGGGAGAATGATTTCACGGCTTTGGCGGAGAATGATGTTGTCTATGGGGTAGTAAATAACCTCGCTTCAGGTACCGGAAAATATTATACTTCGTGGCTCCGTGTGCTAAATGTGAATACAGTGGCCAATACCATTATTGCCGTCATGTACCCGGATGATGAAGTTCCAGGAGGCAAGAACTATCCACCGGAACCGCTAATGATACTTTCTCATCGTGGTAATCCGGTGAACGAAGATCGTCAGGCATATTGGTACCTATCTTCCCGTGAGAAGTGTATCTGTATGTTGGATGGAGTAACGAAACCCATACTGGAAGAGAATAACTATGCTATTATCATTGGCAAGCTGAAGCAATTATCTCTGTTTGATAATTTGCCGATCAACTACCGTCATAGCTATATCTATTGTCGTGGTATTGCTATTCAGGACTTGTTACGCATAGACTATCAGGGTACACCTGTTCGTTCTGAGAACAACCGTGGCCCGTGGTCAGCCGAGGATGCGGTGAACAATCCCTACCAGTCCACACCGGAAGTATTTGATGCAGTCTATCATGTTGGCTGCAAATGGATGTGTCTTTCTACCGGAACGACTCAGGAACCCAAATGGAATGCTACGGATTGGGCGCAGATTGAAGGTAATTCAGAACTGACTCTTGAGTTCTCTTCCAGCAATGGTTATAGTTTCTTTGCCGGCAGGGTGGATACCGATATCACTCCGATAGTCTATTGGGGTTACAATGATATCTCATTAGATGTCTTGCCCGGTGACTGGTCATGGACGCGTGACAGCGGTCAGGTGACGGAAGATAACGCCTGGTCGGTCGCTCATGCCAATAACGGGCGGGTATTACACCTGACGAATGAAGACATGCCAAGCAACTGGGGAGCTACGAGAAAAGTGAAATTCACCTGTACGGCATATCTCCGCGATGGTGCCGGAAGTATTGATATTCAAAATTATATAAATGTATGAAAGGACTTAAAACCTCGGTTCAACCGCAGCCGATCAGAACCAGTTATACGCCTCTAAAGGCGAGCTTTGGAATTGTTATTGATGGTGGAGGTAGCAAGACACAGTTCTACTATACCAATGCCAACACGTACATTCCTAACCGTGCCGTAACTCCAATGAAGCTGAGGGCGTTCCTCAATATTGTGGATCCTGATAAGATTATCAGTAACGGGGATAAGAGTAGTCAACTGACCGTCACCTGGTATGAAAATAGTGAGAGTAACCAGATAACCTCGGAGAATAGTAATTATATTCTGAATGCCGACGGTACATTGCTTGTGAAGAAGAATGTAATCCCGACGGCACCGGTGCAGATTCTTTGCCGGGCTACTTTCATTGATACCAGGAATAACAATACTCTCGTGTATAATGATACATTCACTCTGAACTCAATCCAGAAGAGTGATGACCAGCTTTCACTAAGTATCAATCAGCCTGCCAAGATAACCTATAACCCCCTAAAGGATAACCAGTACATAGATATCACTGCCGCATTGAAAATGGGCAGCGAGACGGTTGCGGATGCCAACGTCGCATATTGGTGGTATAAGGTTGAGAACGGAGAAGAGACTTTAATCAACTCGTCTGACTTGAATATCGAGTATGTATCTGGTCAGGGAAGCAAGACTTTGCGCATAGATGCCGACAATACATATCTGAGCATCATCCGTTGCCGTGCCGCTTACTATACCGGCACCAAGCCTTCGGCACCTGTGGATGATACCCTGATGGCTGAGACGGCCATAGTCTATAAGATTCCTCCGATTAAGGCTTTTGTATACACTCCGAATGGCAATATTATCCGTAAGGGAATGGCCAATATGACTTTTTATGTGAAGATACTGACGAACAAAGAGGAACTGACTGAAGAACAAATCAACAGGTTCTTTTTTGTGAAGTGGTTCAAAAAATCATCCGCTGCGGGTGCTACGGCTACGGAAATCGGACACGGCAGTTCTATATCGGTTACAGCCGACAGTCTGCGCCTGACCGGTGGTTTGCAAATGTCGGTTTATCCGGAAGTCTATGAGATAGGACCTTATACGGTGCTTACTAACAAGAGTGGTGATCCGATCCGTACAGGTGCGAATGAAGTAATAATAGCCAGAGGTTAACAATTTAATTTATATGTTATGAGAGAAATGAAGTATTTGAAAGTTTCCGCCGATATCGCCCGTCGTGCCGGTGTGATTGATGTCCGCCATCGGACTGCTGATGGTGATTTTATCGTTAATGAGAGTGACCTTCGTATGGTGAGGTTTGAACCTGAGGAATATGTGAGGGGCATTGCCGGGCAGGTTCTTTCCGAACAGGAAGCTGCCAGGCTAATTGAAGCAGGTGGAAATCAAATTGGAGAGAAGGTCTTAAATGAAGAAAGTAATGAATCACCTGCCGAGGATTCTTTGCCGGTTCAGGATAGTGATAAAGAACCTATGGCAGAAGATAACCCAATTAACGGAGAGGAGGTACAAGATGAGTGATGTTGCAGGTTCTCTTTACGTCGGGATGATAATAGACGGTGACAGCGCACAAGGGAATATTCGATCTACTAAGCCGCTTGTGCAGATGTACCAGAAAGATACGGGTAAATGTGTGCCGGACTGGAGCGTAGCGGCCAACCAGCCCGTCATCTATCCGGTCATGCGCTCAGGCAATGAAAACGTGATCAAGCCGATTGTGTCGGGTTCCGAGAAGTGGTATTACAACAACACTTTAGTAACGTTCAACGCTTCTGGACTTTCTACCGCTCCGGCTGCCGTTGCCAGCAAGTTGCAAACCACTACTTATAATAATGGCTCTGTAAATGTGCCTTCTTTGAAGATAACAGGAAACCTTGCCAATGCTTCCAACATGGACGCTGACACTATCCGGATGGATGGAGAGATAGAGGCTTCCGGGCATAATCTTAGTTATACTTCTGAGATACCGCTTGCTATCTCTGAATTTAGCAACTCCGCTTATTATGGTTTCTTGTATCCTTCTGATGGCGGTATTATCGACGGTGATACAGCTACCGTAAAAGTAACTCAGGAACTTTACAAGGGTGGTTCGTTAGTGCCTCAGAGCAACTACTCACTGAAATGGTATAAGATGCCGTCAACTACAGCATGGTCAACCGCCAACAGTGTTTCATTAGTAGCGGATGATGTCGATTCCAAATTAAGCGTGAGGACTGAGTTTATCATCGGTGGTGAGGTGGTTGCTACTGCCATTTGCGAAGTGAGTGATGAAACAGATCCGTTATTCCTGGCAATAAACTACAGCGGCCCCACGATGCTTACCAACAGCGGTGCTACCAGTGAGGTTACAGCGACGTATAAGGTCAAGAAAACGGGAACAGGTGAAGAAGTGAGCGGGTTTACCTTTACAACTGCTTTCACAAAGACTAACGGTGCCGCCTTTACTCCGGCCAATGCACCTACTTCCGTCGGCTGTAAAATCACCTATACTGACGTTAAGAGTGCAGGCGGTAACATTACCGGCTATATACAAGGAACTAAATCTTGAGTAGTTATGGCTAAGAAACAGATAGTAGCATCAACTTTTAACGTTACGGCGGCTCCTGATGATGGCGCGAAAGGGAGTCGGGGCCAGCTGCCTTATCCGGCAGGCGAATACAACCTGTATACGGATTATATCTGTACGGATATGGTTGCTCCGTATGTACTCTATGAGGGCATCTATTATGTGATGAATCAGATTACCACCTGGGTAGGTCACGGCGTTCCATCAAATATTAATAACCCTCAAAAGGATTATGCTGTAAACGGCAAGAAGGCTACCTGGATACCTTTTGAGAATTACAAGGCTATCTATGTAGAGATATTGATGGCTAACTTCGCAAAATTGGCGAGTGCTGTCTTCTCAGGAGATTATATGTTTTCCCAGCAAGGAGTTGATGCTGAAGGAAACCCCACGTCTTCCTATGAAAAATTTGGTACGGAAGAGTTTACTCCTAACCTGCTTTTTGATTTTCTCAGAGGCCTGCTCAAAGGACGGAATATAGAAGTGGACGGCGGGGTGTTTAAAAACATTCGTTCCCCAAACAATAGTTTCATAATAAAAGAGAACGGTGATATTGAGATTGTTGGTCGTATCGAAACATCATTAAACGGTAAACGTGTTGTTATTGATCCTGAGACAAATTCCATCAAAATGTATAATCAATCCGAACAGGAAGTTATGATTATGTCATTTATGGATTCCGAATGGAGTGGAGAGGTGACAAGCATACCAAGATTGCGCATGCAGAGGATCATGTCTTCTGGTGCCGTAACAGCTTTAGCCGACGTTTCTCCCGGATCAATAGCTCTTAGGTCTAAGGGAATAGATGTCTTTTATGATATGACAATCAGTCCTGTATCTGGAATTACTTTTATAAGAGATGGGGTGGTTACAAAAAGTTATCCCAGTTCTTAATTGGAATAAAATTAAACAAAACGAGATTATAAATTAAATGTTGAATTTGGGCGTTTTTCGCTATAGTTTAAACGTCCGTTAAAACTGAATAGGTATGGGAAAATTAAGCGAAGCCGCTATTGTGAATAGTATTAATAGTGAATATGTGCTACTGACAGATAGTAATGGGCTACCATTACGGATCAGCAAGAACAATCTTGCAGAAGCCGTTCGTAGCGTGATGAGCGAGGCTGATATTATCAATAAAGGTTTAATGCCTGCCGGATTAATAGGCTCTAAAAATGTAATGGCAAGCGTTCTGTTATGTGAAACTACGGCTTTAGCCATAACTGGATCTATTCTGTTATCTGTATCAGCTACTACGTCGGGAATACCTAATCTCTATTTCATATCAATGGGGCGTGCAGGAGGCAGTACTGGCAATCCGACCGTAAGGGTTAAGGTGTTATCCGGTGATTATACTATTAAAATTATAGGAAAAACAGATGCGGATGGTAAGTGCAAAGTATATGCCGAGCGTAATCAGTTTACCCCTATCCTTAATGTTATTGCGATGAGCACACATGGCATTACTATGAAGATGGAAATTGCTGATAATTCAGATTTCGAGGGTGGTTTTGAAGCCACGTTAGAGTAATAGTATAGGGGCATAATGCCCCTATACTCTAATAAGCCCCTCAGGGGCTTCATCATTTGTTTCTAACTTAATGATTCCTCCATGGTTAGCAATAACGGATAAATTGAGCGATCCACCAGAGAAAGCCTCATATCCCCATACTTCCCGTGTTCCATTTACATCTCTGTAATATAGCCTAAAAGAAGCATTATCCCCTTGTATATTGATTAATTCCGGCAAGTAACCTTTCCGACAGGATATCATTCCAAGAGGTAACTTTAACAAAGAGGTACCGCTTGCTATAAGAAATTGGCAATTAGCATAATAAACTGTTAAGTTACATAAGTGAACATATTTTTCTGCTGAATAAGATTGCATACTTCGTTTAAACAGATCAACGGATGCCAATCCCTTTCGTTCCTTCGTAGCTTCTGACATTACCAGCCTAATTACTTCAGCAAGATCAGCTCTGCTTATGCGTACTGGATTACCATTAGAATCTATTAAGGCGATATATTCACTATTGATACTACTTACCTGTGTACTTTCATTTAATTTCATACCATTCAGTTTTGAGGGACGTTTGAATCATTGCTTGTTTCCCCTATATGATATCACTATCTTCACAGGCAAAAAATGATTTACGCATACATCCGCATTTCAACTGATAAACAGATAAAAGAAAATCAGAAGTTTGAGATTGAGAATTTTGCAAAAGAAAAGGGGCTTGCAATCGACTCCTGGGTATCAGAACAGGTAACAGGAACTAAGGCTGCTAAAGAACGTCGTCTTGGGCCACTTCTGAAGAAAATGAAGAAAGGTGATACCTTGATACTATCTGAAATAAGTCGTCTTGGCAGGAACCTAATGCAAATTATGTCGATGCTCAACCTCTGCATGACGAAGGAAACCTTTGTTCTAACTGTTAAGGAGAAATACGAGCTTGGCAATAACATTAATAGCCAGGTGTTGGCATTCGCTTTCGGGCTGTCAGCTCAGATTGAGCGTGATTTAATTTCTCAGCGTACCAAAGAAGGATTGGCCAGGCGTAAAGCAAGCGGTCAGCAATTGGGCCGGAAGAAAGGTGACAAGAATACTCATTATAAGCTGACCGGAAAAGAAAATATAATCCGGACTATGCTTGATTATGGTTACTCGAAGGCTGCTATCTGTAGAAAACTGAAATGCAACTTTAAAACGCTTGATGATCATCTTGAAAGAATGAAGGAAAAGCCTTGTGAATTAGGGGATAATTAGTATCTTTGTACAGTGATTATGCCCATTGACAGCCCGTATTAGGTGTTGTCGATGGGCTTTTTTGTGCCTAAAAATCCCGTCTTACTTTTCACAAGCGAGGCGGGATAACGACATGTATCAGATTGACCGTTAAGACCAATCTGATAACAAAGGTAGTATTAATAATTAAAATAGTGAAAGGAAAATGAAAGATGTATTAGATTTCTTACATGCGTTAGATTTGACTAACCTGTATCGTCATATCGGGGTGACATTGATGTGCTGGTTAGTAATGTTCATCTCCGTACTGATTGATATGTGGGATGGCGTACAGACTGCGAGGGTAATGAAAGAGAAAGTAGATAGCAAGGGATTACGCCGTACATTTGCTAAAGCTGGCGATTATTGGCGTATGATGCTGTTTGGACTGATGTTCGACACATTGGGATTACTCTTTACTTGGTATGTATTACCATACATGACGATCATCATCACGGTTGGTGTATTGATAATCGAGTTTCGGAGCGTATGGGAACATAATAAGAGGAAGCGTAGCCATGCGGCAGAGTTACCCGGAGTGATAGCCAATATCGTTAAGTGTGCATCGGAGAAAGACGCTTTGGAATTAATCAAGAAAATAAAGGAGGTGCAGAAATGAAGTACTTTACAATCGCTGAACTGATTAAGTCCGATACAGCCGACCAATTAGGAATTGATAACCGGTGTAAGAAAGAGCATGTAGCCAATATGACTGCATTAGTAGATAATGTGCTTGACCCATTGCGGGAGGCATACGGTAAGCCTATTACTGTTAATAGTGGTTTCCGTTGCCCGGCATTGAATAAAGCTGTAAAAGGTTCTGTTACGAGTGATCACATGAATGGATGTGCGGCAGATATAACCGGAGGAAGCCCGAAGGAAAACAAGAGGTTGTTCTATCTGATCCAGGAGCTTGGCCTTCCCTTCGATCAGTTGATTGATGAGAAACATTTCTCATGGGTACATGTCAGCTATCGAGAAGGTGCAAACCGTAAACAAGTGCTTGCGTTATGAAGAAGCTGCCTTGGATATTAGTCATATTGCTGGCTGTGGCTTGTGTGGTTGCTTGGTTCCGTCCGCACGAGCCTCTTCCGGCAGAAATACGTACCGAGACAAAGATAAAGACCGTCGTAAAGGTTGATACGTTACTTATCTCTCCACCTATGGCTCCTCTGTTAGTTTTCCAGCTAACAGACACTATTCGCATTGGTGATACGGTAGTTTATCGTGAGCAAGCGTATTATGAGGATAGTCTTTACCGGGCATGGGTGAGCGGATATCGACCGAAGTTGGATAGCTTGATGGTGTTCCCTAAGACGGTGTATCAGACGGTGACGAATGATATCTACCGTACTATTGTGCCGAAGAAGAAGCGTTGGGGATTGGGCTTGCAGGTTGGTTGTGGATATCCGAGTGGGTTCTACTTCGGAGTTGGGATGAGTTATGATTTGTGGCAGTGGTGAGACTGCATACTTTTATTGGTGTATAATCGGTAAAATTACCGATTTCCTTTTATTTTCTCGTTATTTTGCTTTATTTTTGCGGTGAATTTACCGATTTATATAATATGGGAATAGAAAAAATACTTGATCCTGCAGTAAAAAGCAATCTTCATATAGAAGAGGGAAAAACTTTGCGTGATATTTTTGATGCAAAGTTAAAAGAGCTAAATGTTGCTCAGTCTAAAGTAGAGACTTTGATTTCTATTGAACGAAAAACATTAAATTCTATTTTGGACAATACAGCAAAACGGATAGATGTTGTTAACCTTATTAAGATATCACATTTCCTAGGATTGGAGGTAAGCGAATTGTTGGCATTATATGCTCCAGAGATGCCAATAGAAATGATTAAAGAAGTACAATTGGCAAAAGATGCAAGTTATATTTTTAATAATTTTGATATAGATTCTCTTATAAAAATTGGAATAATAGTAAAAGGTGACAATTCTCAGGATATAAGACGGAAAATAGAACATTTTTTTACTTTTTCTAGCATATATGATTATACACAAGATACGATATTTCCGGCCTTTAGTAGACCTAAAAGAGATTCGCATGAACAAGTAAGGGCTTTTTGGATAAAGTCTGCTTATACTCAGTTTAAACAGATAAGTAATCCTAATGAATATAATAGAGAGTATTTAACGGATTTGATATATAAAATAAAGCCTTATACGAGAGATATACAAGGGGGATTGTTATCTGTAGCACGTGCTTTATATAAAATAGGAATAACAGTGATTTTCCAACCATCAATACAAAGGTTGCAGATAAAAGGGGCTACTTTTGCATGTAATGGCAAACCATGTATTGTTTTATCTGATTTGAATAAAAGATATCCGACACTTTGGTTTGTTTTGCTACATGAGTTATATCATGTACTATATGATTTTGATGAGATTTCTGAAAGGAGTTATCATGTTTCGGAAGAAGATTCTTATGATTTATTTCTGTTAGATGAAATCTCTCCAGATGAATTTGCGCGGGATTTTTTACTAAATAAAGAACGACTAAAATTTGTTTCTGGCTATATTAATTCACCAACTATTGTAGAAAAATGCGCTCGTGAATGGTCTATTCATCCATCAATAATATATGCTATTTACATGTATGAAGCTTCTCAGAATGGTTTTACTATGATATGGAGTAGTCCATTAGCTAAAAAAATACCTTCGTCAGATGATGCTCTGAAATTATTTAATACCCATCCATTTGAGAGAGAATGTTTAGAAGAAAGTGTAAGAGAAATAAAAGAATTAATTTATAATATTTAGTGATTATGGAACAGAATAGTAAGAAAAAACTTGAAGATAAAAAGAAACTTCAAGAACAAAAAGACCGCGAAAAAATGGAAATATTGGCAAAAGCGGATGAAATTAAAAATCAAACGTTCGTTTTTGATAATACAGGTGAGTTGGCTTTGAGAAAAGAGATAGAAGATCTATCCATGGAACCAATTGATAATCCAGAAGAAAGATATGAGACATATTATAAAATTGTTAATCGTCTATTGAGAAAACATTTACCTAAAGGACAAGAAAACAAGCGAGCACGTGATTTAATTTATGAGGAAAAGAATACTTTTTTAACACGTGGACATCGTAAAGATTCAAGGGGATATAGAGGTGCTGATGGAAGAATGTCATATATTGCTGATATTCGTGAACTTATTGATGTTATATCAGAATGGATAGTGTCTCAAGGTACTATGTTTGAATTATACAATAAACTGAGAACCATTAATATAGAAAAAGGATATGGTGATCCGCTAAATAATAAGAAGTAAGAAGTTTAATCTCTTTTTCACCTCGACAAAATGTCGTTTTTTTGTACCATGCTGTTTGATGAATTGATATTGATTCGTTTTTTTTGTATAAACTTTAATTGTTACTACTATGATTAAGAAAATAGTTAGAGATATAGAAGGGAATATTATAACTGAACGTCCTATTGGTGAAATAGAGATTATACGCTCACCATTTAGATGCATCATTAAGCGTGAGGGGCAAGAAGATCCGAATAAGGGGAATCGTGTCATTGTAAAATGCTCATTTTTTACAACTGAAAGTCCAATCATTCGTAGATTTAATTTTGATTTATGGGGAATTTATTGTGTAGTATTGAATGGTAGGATTGGCAAGGTAACAAACTTTGCTAACCGAGATTTTCTAAGCGATACATGGAAGGACGCTTTTGAACAGGCAGAAAGGTGTTTCAGTGAAGGATGTGATCAATATGAACGTCTGATATTCGAACGGGAACAAGCTCTTAAAAATGCAGAATAAATATCAGGTAGAGTGGTAAGTCCTTTATATTTAACCAGTAGATTATCAGTGGCAAAATATGTAATGTTTTACAATTAACAATCAAAGGTGAAAATAAATATATTTTAGATAGTATGATTTGTAATTTAGTAAATGTTTATCCCGATTGTATAATTAACAATGTAAAATTCTACAGGACTGAATATATAGATAAATATCTATATACAATGCGTGTGTGTGCGTCTATTGGAAATGAAATAATAACATTGGTTTATCGATACGGGGATAAGTTTGAATGGATAAAAAGAATTGCATGCGAATACCGTAATGGCGCTATGCAAAAAATGGATATTGGTAGATGCGTTGTTAATTTAGGGCAGGAATATTTTATTAGAGACTCACAAACTGGTAATATATGTAAAGATGAAAGTGGAAAATATCCCCTTTGGGCACAAGTGTATCGTGATGAAAATAACCTTTATAATTATGTTAACGGGAATGCTCCATCTTTACAAATCGAATATCTCATAAAGAAAAATATTTTAATTTTATCTACTGATAATGAGTTGCTTATCGGTAATTTGTTTATAGAATCATATAATACTAGAGAGCTATCTCTAGAAGAATTACTAAAATAATAATTACCTACTATAATAAAAAGGATGCTATTCTAATTAAATCATGGGAAAAGAGACTAAATATAATTATGATGAAGATAGCGTAAAAGCTCTAATTACCTGGGCTGAGACCGCACAATTACCCCAAGAGGTAACTTTAAGTGAGGCTGAACATATCACGGATGCTAAAATTTATGTTCGTGCTAATATCAACGATATCAAACAACATTATCCTGATCAATTCTATAACCCGGCAATAGATAGATTGTATCGTTTAAAAATATTTGTAGAAGAATTATAATAATTGTCCTATTTTAAATTTATAATATTATGAATAACATTGATAAAGTATTTATTATACAGTGGGTTGGTCCATTCTTTACTTTGGAAGAACTGAAAGAATGGGAAATTGAGAATATAGATTGCAAAAGCAATTTATATATGTTTACAGGAAAAGAATATCGTCATAGAACAGTATCAGATTATGTTGGTATTACAGAACAAGAATATGTCTATAAAAGATTGAATAATAATCATGGGAAATTTAATAAAATATCCAAAGACCTAAATATTTGGGTTGGCCATTTTTCTTGTTCAGATCATGCAACACGTGAGAATATATCCATAGTTGAGACATTATTAATTTCTAGTTGGCAACCAAATTTGAATGAGAGAAAGAAGATATATTATCCCTATAGTAGTATTTGCGTAATTAACCAATGGTATAAGCCCAACTGCTGCCAATATAGTAATCGCATATATTCAGCACAAGATATGCAGGATGTTATTATATATAATAGAGATACAGAGGAGGTTTGGGGTGCAGACCGATTAAAGAAGCTACCCTACTAAAACATAAACAGAAAGGGATGATAAAACAAATTGTCCCTTTTTTATGCTCTCTGTAATATGGTTTCATCTGTTGGCGCTTTCTTGATAAAATCGCTCTGAATAATGTATGCGTCCATCAGATTTGCGTCATAGGGCTTTAATAAAGATGATATTTCAACCTTTGATAGATCGGATTTCAACCATCTTTCTTCATCCTCTGGAGATAAGATTACCGGCATACGGTGCTTAGTATTGTGGATGTAATCAGTCAAAGGATTAGTATCTGTGGTAATGATGGAAAATGTAGTATGCTGCATTCCTGTTTCTTTGTCTAACCAGATATCATATAACCCGGCCATAGAGAAAATAGGCTCATCTTTCAGGTAGATATAGTAGGGTATCTTCTTGCCGCTCTCATGTCTCCATTCAAAGTAACCAGTTGATGGCACAATACAACGTTTCTTCATAACCGGTTCCCGAAATGAGGGCTTATCGAATATTGTGTCTGCCCGGGCATTAAGTGTCATTCGCCGAATTTCATCTGCATTAGTTTCACTTTTGATCCAAAAAGGGATTAGACCCCAATTGAAAACCTGAACTTCATCACTCTTTGTGATTATTGGATATTTCGGAAAGTTGAAGGCATTAACATGATATTGCTCATTGAGAATGTCTTGGTATATCTCAACTACATCCGACTTCCGGCCATATCGAGCAGCCAGTTTGATTGCTTTAGCACTCATGGAATTATGGAAACACATAGCTTACTTACATTTGACGATTATTATTTCATTGATATTAGTAGTATAACATTGAGATAGTTGTTCTTGTTTAAGTTTCCAATCTCTTCCTGAACCCTGTATTGCAAGTTTGACATGATGCTGAAACTTTCCATTAATCTTATCTACTACTTGCATCAGTCTTTCTCGTTTCTCTCGATCAACAGAATCAAAGAGTCCCAATTGTGCATTATCAGTTATTTCAGTGATGATAACCCCTGCTTTTTTGTATTGGTATCCAGGAAGGAAAATTCTTCTTAATCCCTCCAGCGCATAATGCACTATTTCTAAAGTATCAGAGGTAGGAACCGGCAGTTGTACAATTGTATTCTTCCAATATTGAGGAAGATCCTCCCGGAAGTTATTTGTATGAATGAAAACCATTAGTGACTGGGCGAAAGATTTCTGTTCCCGAAGTTTTTGCGCACAAGTGGAGGCATGAGTTGCGATAGCCTCTGATATGGTATCAATATCTTCTACCATTTTACCGAAAGACCGGCTTGTACATATTTGCTTTTTAGCTGGTGGTGCCGTTTCCATATCAATACACGATATTCCTCTCAGTTCTTTCCAGGTACGTTCACCGACAACAGTCATATTCTTTCTAACCCATGAACCGGGCAGTTGTGTAAAATCAAAAGCGGTCTTTACTCCTTGTTTTTCCAACTTTGCCGCTTGCCGGCGACCAATCCCCCATACATCGCCAATTTCAAACAGTTTTAATGCCTTAATTCTCTTTTCTTCGGTGTCAATGATACACAGCCGATTGTAAGCCGGGTACTTCTTTGCAAATTTGTTTGCCATCTTTGCAAGTGTTTTGGTTTGACCAATACCAAGACTAACAGGTATGCCAGTACCACGAGATACTTTCCGTACAATGTTTGCTCCAAGTGATTGCAGGTCTTTAATCCCTGCCAGATTGAGAAATGCTTCGTCAATAGAATAGACTTCAATTTCAGGTGCCATATCAGCCAAAAGTGACATTACACGACTGGACATATCACCGTATAGGATATAGTTAGATGAGAATACAGCAACACCATGAGTGCTTACCAGTTCTTTAATCTGATACGCTGGTACTCCCATCTTAATACCTAATGCTTTGGCTTCGTTTGAGCGTGCAATTACGCATCCATCATTGTTACTTAGTACAACGACGGGTTTTCCATTCAGTGAGGGGTTGAATGCTCTTTCACAGGATGCGTAAAAATTGTTGCAGTCTACAAGACCATACATCAACGTTTCCTCCGATTCTTTTTGATTGTATAGGTTACTATTCCCCAAACTACAAATTCATTTTCTGGGGTTACTTTTATAAGGGGATAATTAGGGTTTGAAGGGACAAGCCAAGCGGCATCTTTTTCTAATCGTACGCGTTTGAGGGTATAATCGCCATCAATATAGCAAATAGCGAGGTCGTCGTCAATCAGTTCCAGCGATTTATCTACAACGAGAATATCGCCATCTTCAATACCTTCATCACGCATAGAATCTCCGGACACCCGTGCATAAAAAGTTGTGGCCGGATGCTGGACTATTTCTTTATTCAGGTCGATAGCTTCTTTCAAATAATCCTGTGCCGGACTGGGAAAACCAGCACGTACACCTTCATCTGCATACGGAAGTGGAAGACTGGAAGATATATCAATCTTATGTATTTGAAGATTCTTTTTCATCGTAGCAAATAAACAAAGAAATCTTGTGATTAGTTGTCTATGATAGTCTATATTTGTATTTTTTATGAAAGAAGGTAGCCTTACGACTACCTTCAGGAATAACAAGCTCATCACACACAT